CTCCCAGAAAGTCTCCCAGAAAGTCTCCCAGAAAGTCTCCCATCAAACTAAAATTTAATCCATCCGCTAATCATTTTTTTGTAGAAGATATCGCAATTGACTATGATGATATGTTTGAAAAGATCAAAAAAACAAACACATTACAAGATATGATTGAAATAAAAGGAAAAACAGATAAAATAGTAGAATCCAGCACATTACAACTTATTTCTGTCATTGAATTGTATCATCAATCTATTACTGATTTTCATACCATTTATTCAATGCTTGAAGAGAAAGAACAAATTCCAAATAAACGATATATCGAATTTGCTGTATATAAACTTTATAAAGCTAGAGAAATAATTAAATTGATTTATAAAAAATATAAGGATATTACACCAGATATGAAAAAAGCATATAAAGATGTTGCGGACAAATTTATCATAGTTAATATTATGTATCAATATATGATACAAGAACATCCAGAACTTGCTAATAAATTAGAAAATATGGCAAGCGCTGTGCTATTAGAAACATGTCACACATGTGGAAAAAAACAGATTGAAAAAAAATTATCAACATGCTCTACTTGTAAAAGTGTCTATTATTGCGGTAAAGAATGTCAGCACAAGCACTGGCCAGAACATAAAAAAGTATGTAAAAAATAACACAGCTTTTCCATGACAAAAATCCTATAGGCTAGGTATTACTGCTATATACAATTTTAACATTATATTAACGTTAAAATTATAGTTGCATAAAGATCTATACAATAACTTTATCAAAAAATTTCTTGATAAGGATCTTTGTGTGCTGATTGATATTAATTAATTTTTCAGAAATAAGATGTTGAAGACAGTCAATACTAAACCATCCAATACCGTTTGCATCATTGTCTTTGATATGATTTTGGGGAGTTACCTCAAATTCTGAAATTTCAGTGGTATAGTAGATTGCTCGATTTTTTACAATCGTTTCACCTAAAAACATATTTGGTGATAATGTCATACCAGTTTCTTCAAATACTTCTCGTACTGCACAATCTTGGTGTGTTTCTCCTTCTTGTATAGTACCTTTTGGAGGTCCCCACATTTTTCCTCTTGACTGTACTAATAAAATTTTTGTATGAGTTTTGTCAATTACAAAACTACCAGCTTTGATAATTTTACTGGGGCAAAATTTAGACGTATCTCCATGAGATACGAATAATTGATTATAAGGAGTAATTTTGAAATTGCAACATTTATTTTCACAATTATATAATTGAACGGATTTTATTTCTGACATTTATACTTTTTATGTTTAATGAAAAATAAATCAATTTTATATTTATATCACGGCATCACCTTCGGGGACCGCGGCGGGCTTTGCACAGAATGCATTATTATAAACTACTACTGAGAGCTGCAAGCTCACTCTTAAATACTCCATTTCTATTATCATCATCAATGTTTATAATATCTAAATAAGCAGTCATTGCTTTCATTGATTTTTCCATAAGCGAGTCTTTTTTAGAATAGTCATCTTCGCTAATGGTTTCTCTTTCATCTGATATACTTTCCATAATACAATCATAAATATCTTTTCCTACATTTTTAATAGGTACACTAACTCTTTCCGTAAAAAACCGAGCTTCGATGTCTTCTTTTAAATTTCCTTTTGCATCAATTAATTTAAACTTTTTACGAGAGATATCTGAACAACAAATCAACATCTTTCCGTCTTTTGTCTTAATGATTCGTTCTACGCACATTTTAGCTAATGCTTTTTGACCAACCCAAAACATTTGTTCCGTCATATAAGAACGAAATGTATCCTCTAATTGTTTATCTGTTATTTTATCAAGGGTATAGATTGGAGACAATTGGTTTCGTATGGTGTTGTTCACAGTATTATTTGTTGTTGTAGGTTTATTAATTGCTTCTTTTGCCAATGACTCAATTGTCGTGTGAAGTTTATTAATAGTTTCTCGCATTTCTGAAATCTGTGATTCGTATTTAGATTGATATTGGGACTGTATAAGATCTTTATCTTTTTTTAGTTGTGAAATTTCTTCATCTTTTTCATTTATTTTTTTTTGTAATCCTCCTATAATATAATCATAATCTTCTTTCATGTGTAATGTATAGTATTTTTTACATATATCTTCATGTACATTTAAATTTGTTCCATTTGTAAAAGACAATGAGCAACCTTTACAAACATATGGTGTGTCAAGCACAAGTCCTCTTGATTTTAAACAAGCTTTATTATTTTGTATATGAGACTTTAATATATATGCATTTTTAAAAGTTGAATTACAAAATTCACATACAGGACGATCCATTTTATAAAAGAAAATATCTTTAAATATTTTATAAGAATTTTTTGAAAAATATGAGAATTTTGCAAAAAAACAACAAAATTCCACAAAATATTTTGGTTTTTAAAAAATTTTTATAAGGCATAATGTAAAGCATAAATACAATATTTATAAAATCCCTCTGTTGGCAAGGCATAAATAAAATTTTCTAATGGAATCTTATATTTTTCAAAAAATTCTTATAAAAATGTAAAAAATGATTAGAAAATTATTGATAAAAATGATTTTTTGGACCCTACTCCTATTTTTTAATAAAATGCATTTTTTAAAATCAAGGCATTAAAGGTTAAATTATAAAATTTTATTTTTTTTTATCTATAAAAAATTCTAGCCGATATATATTTTTTCCAACACACAAATTTTGTGTACACACAGATTTTGTGTGTTTAATTTTTCTACACAATCTATCTTTTTTGAAAATATAATTTTTATTTATTTTATTATTTTTATCAATTTATGTATTTTTATAATATATTTTATACTTTGATACAAATTGACCGAATCATTTTTTTTAACCAAAAAAAGTTGATTAAGTTGCATAATGGCATTTATAATCAATATAGTTTATCGTTAAGAAATTACTATATAAAAATAATTTATTTATAATAAATCATGTATTTCAAGACACAAAGTAAAGAAAATTTTGCGATGACCAATATTGGTGGTGGAGGAGGTCTTGCTCCGACTCCAGCATCAACTAGCAACCCACACACTAATACCATGTGGTATGTTGCTGCAGGTATTGTTGGTATTTTAGTTTTAGGTGGATTGTATTATTCATGGAGACACAAGACTCAATAAGTTATTCGTCGGACATCACGAGGACTTTCTAGCATACCGTGAAAAAATTATTATAAAACACAGTAGTTTGGCTACTGTGTTTTGAATATGGTAAAGACCCTTGCACTTTTTTCACTTAAAGAACTATATATTATAAAACATGACGGAAACAATACATTATCGTATACGAGAGCTTGATCCGGATATGATTGCGCCATCTACGCGCAATATGGATAGACCGGAACAAGGTGGAAGTAAAATTGTTATTATTGGAAAACCCGGTACAGGAAAAACAACCATGATTACTAGTTTGCTTTATGAAAAGAGTCACATTTTTACAATTGGAATTGCTATGAGTGGCACCGAAGACAGTAACGGGCATTATGCAAAAATATTTCCACCGTCTTTTGTATTTAATTCTCTAAAAAAAGATGTTATTGAGAGCTTTGTAACAAGACAAAAGTTAGCCAAACAACATTTACCAAATCCGTGGGCTGTATTATTGCTAGATGATTGCACTGATGATCCTAAATTATTCAATGACCCTCTTTTTCTAGGGTTATATAAAAATGGACGACATTGGAAAAATTGGTTTATTTTAAGTCTTCAGTATAGTCTTGATATTAAGCCTGCTATTCGTACAAATATTGATTGTACATTTATTCTACGTGAATCTAATCTCAAAAATCGTAAAGTGTTATGGGAAAACTATGCTGGTATTATTCCCGATTTTAATGCTTTTAATGATGTAATGGATCAGATAACAGATGATTATACTGCGCTTGTGATATATAATGCAACCACTAGCAATAAAATGGAAGATTGCGTATTTTGGTATAAAGCAAAGCCTATTCCTGAAAATTTTCGATTAGGATGTGATGATTATTGGGACTTTCATAATCAACGTTTTGATGATAGTAAAGGAATGTAACAGGCTGTGTAAATTATAATCTTAATTTAAATAATATTAAACATGTAAAATGTCATATGCTGATGATTTATCAAAACTTCCCACAGATGACTCGGAAATTACAGGTAAAGAAAAATACTATGTAACCATGTTGTTTCCAAAAGATGAAGTGGTTCGTCCATCTCCATTATATCAAATTATTGCTATTACTGCACTCTTTTCTATTCTTAGTCTTCCTGTTGTAGATCAATCAATTGAAAAATATGTAAAAATTTCACATCCTTATGGTAAATTAGTTATTAAATCATTCTTTTTTATGTTTATTTATTTTATGTTACTTTCCTATGTTATTTATACGAAATAGAGACGATCTTTGAAACGGAAGCGCTTCATTTTAAAGTTAACGTAACCTTAAAATTATATAAATATACCTAGTCGATAGCAGATGAGATAAGTTTATTAGGTAATAACTAAAAATGAAAAAGTGTAAATAAACATTTGATCAATAATAAATGCTTCATCTTATTATTGGTCCAATGTTTAGTGGTAAAACAACACTACTCACAAGTGTGTTAAAAGAATACAAAAATCCTTTATATATTAATCATACATTTGACACAAGAGGAGAATTTTTTTATAGTCATAATGAAAAACTCGAAATATCACCTAATATTATGTGTGTAAAAATGGAAACATTAAATCCTGAATTTGCTATACCATATGACGTTATTGGAATTGATGAATCTCAATTTTTTGGAAATTTAAAAAAAGTTGTATTGGAATGGGTAGAAGTTTATAAAAAAATAGTATATGTAGTAGGTTTAAATGGTGATTTTAAACGTGAAAAATTCGGTGAATTACTTGATCTTGTCCCGTATTGTGATAGTATTCAAAAAATGAGTGCTAAATGCAATTGCGGTAAAAGTGCTATTTTTAGTCTTCGTATAAAACATGATACATCAAAAATATGTATTGGTGGTTCTGAATCTTATCATCCTGTTTGTAGACAATGTTATATGGATGCTTCAAACGAAAAGACTCAACAAGTTTGAAAAGCTAAAACTTTACTAATATAATTTTAAGGTAAAAAGTAACCTTCAAATGAAAAAACACAAGTTTGATAAGCTAAAACTTTACTAATATAATTTTAAGGTAAAAGTGACCTTCAAATGAAAAAACAAAAGTTTGATAAGCTAAAACTTTACTAATATAATTTTAAGGTAAAAGTGACCTTCAAATGAAAAAACAAAAGTTTGAAAAGCTAAAACTTTACTAATATAATTTTAAGGTAAAAAGTAACCTTAAAATTATATAAAAATACCTATATGTTAAATGATTTTAATTTTGATATAACCAAAATGGTAGACAAAATAAAAACTCCCATAATATGACTTTTGCATATGATATTTTTGGATCTGAAAACGGAGTGTCATATACCATAATAAAATTAGGTTTTAAAAAAAGTAAAATGATTAATACAATGATAGAATAACAGATAAATTGTTTGTATTTTGACGATGAAAAAGGTTTAATAATAATTTCTTCTAATTCACTGGAGTCTTCTCGAGCTTTAATAATAGATGGACTAGGCATCTTTTTATTAGAAAGAATAAATATTTTCCAAAGCCTTTGTATTTATAAAAAGATGATGAAATATTTGAAATATTGATTTAAACTATATATTTATAGTAAAATGTACGGATTAACTCAATATTCTCATTTATTACAAAACATTAATGCACGTATTGTAGTATCAAATTATCCACACGTAGAAAATGCATATACTAGTGCTCCTGATCCTTCTCCTAAACCTGTCCCTACTCCCACTTCCGCTCCCACTCCCACTCCCTCTCCTACTCCTGCTCCTACTCCCGTTTCCGCACCCGATCCCGCTCCCGCTCCCGCTCCTGAACCTGAACCTGTTTGCACTCTTGCTCCTGAACCTACACTTGCTCCTAAGACTGAATCTGCTGATATACCAGTTCAATCTTTTAGTCATTCTATGTCAGTTCAATCTGTTAGTCATCCTGTATCTGTTAGTCATCCTGTATCAGTTAAATCTGTTAGTCATCCTATAGATAATACTAATTCTACACAACAACCAAAAACTTCTAATCGAAATAAAAAGCCAATTTCTGTTGCACATGTTCGTACAGTGTAAATAATAATTTAATTAATTTTAAGGTTACTTTAACTTTAAAATTCGTTTGGTTTAGTCTTACTATAAAATAGTTAATTAAATAAAGTTTACGATTTTGCTTGCGCAGCTGTGAATTATTACTTTTTTACCGATGCTCCACCTGACATTGTATAGGTTGCCCCTTTGCGAATGGGTGCCATACGTTGTTGCCATTGTTCAGCATTCGTCTTGCGCATCAATCGATTCATCATATCGGTTCGATGATCTAAAAAGTTATTCATTAATCCTTTTTCTGCAATGTTTCGAATATCACAATTATTGGTAATAATTTCTCCATTTGTTCGAGTTATACCGTATGAATCAGCATCAAGTAAGTGATCGATATTGGTACGTGTAATATAATTAGGACGACGAACAGCATTCACATCGTCATAAAAAAAACGAGGTTGACCTGTTACCGTATGGACATAAGTACGATCACCTGTGCCATATCCATTTGTTCGTGGATCATAAACTTCATATGGAGCAGTTCCATAATCATTGTGATCTATTTCTTTTTCAGGTTGATATAGAGAAGGATCCATTGCTGTATATAATAGATCACCATTTTTTTCACGTGTTACTTTTCGAGGGGGAATTTGTTGATCAAATGAAATTCCAATATTAGAATTGAAAGGTTCAATAATCTGTGTGTTGTAATACACTCCAGGTGTAACAGTACTTGTAAAAATTTGCTTATTTAGTTCAGATACATTCGTATTACGCTCACAATTTCCAGCCATCATATTTGAAGGAAGATTGTAATCTAAATTTGATGCATCATATGTACATGACTTGTTAATATCACCAGGATATTTTTGCACACCATCCGTTTTTGAAAACGATTGATAATCTTGACTTTTATAGAGGGAACGTTTGACACGATCCTTTGGTACTACTACTTCTGTTCCCATAGCCTGCCCATTTTTCACGGGTATTTTATATTTTCCATTGTAATCACCCAAATAATCTAAAGGATCTTGAGGACTTTTGTAGCTATTTGCATAATAAGGATTATTTGAATCAGCCTGTGAATTATTCTGTTCGGAACGATATGCTTCATATGTACCCGCTTGAGGAGGAGCTGGACCTCTTGGTCTATCTTCAAATGATTCAATCACAGGTTCATCTGTTGTTATATAACCACTTCCATACCAATCTTGTGTACGCTTTTCATTAATAATACTTGGAAAAATAAAATCATTACCTTTCCAATATTCCCAGTCATAACTAGGAGGTGTAATAATGGGAGCAACAAGTGTTTTTGGATTAGGACCACCTGCTAAACGTTGATTTTTTGAAATAAAGGTTTGATTTGGTATTGATTCGGTTGCTTCCTGTCGGTTTGCATAATAACTAGGAAATTTTTGTACCGTGTATCGATTAGTTTTATATTCTTTTTTACCACTTTCATATAATTTCTCCATATTTTCTATAAATGGTTGAGTAGTATGTGGTTTTCTAGTATCTACATACGATTCCGTCATTGTCTCTCTTTGTAAGTAATAAAGAATAATTATTATAAATATAGAAAGTAGTAAAAACAAAAAAGAATACTTGTAATTTAGAAGGTATAATATCAAAAAGATAACAATAACAAGTCTTGTAATAGTATTACTTTTGTCTTCACTTTTCATTGTTTTTTTTGGGACAAATTTAATATCTCGAACCAACTCTAATGGTTGTTCTAACCAAAATAACGAATTCATTATTCTTTATGTTTAGTAAAAATGATTTTAATTTATAAAAAAGACGATACACTTAAAAATGAGCAAAAAGCGTTGGTTTTTTCTAAAAGGATTTAATCCAGAAGAAACAGAAAAAAAATACGGATTATCTATTGTCTCCAATATAGAAAAAGATGTTGTTATTTCACATAACAAAACAAATATTCTGGATGTCATTGAAAAAATGGAGGAAAGTTCCATTTCCTTTTTAGATGAAAAATATAAAACCATTATTACCATGACAAATTGGTTGACACAATCCAATTTACCTCAACAAACCGATATTCATTGTTTCTGGTGTAAACATTCGTTTAAAAGTAAACCAATTGGATGCCCAATTAAATTTATTAACCATCGTATCGAAAAATCTTATATTTCTCATATTACCAAGGACAGATATTACATGAAAGAAAATATTACAAAAGTTAAATTATCAAAGCTATTGTTACATTGCAAAAAAGATATTGATATTAATCCAATTGAAAAGGAATATTATCTTACAGATGGTATCTTTTGTAGTTTTAATTGCACCCTCGCATGGATCAATGATAATGCAAAAGATCCTTTTTATTCTGAAAGTAAAACCTTGCTTTATACAATGTATAAAGAGTGTATTGGTAATGAATTAACTAAAATAAAAGCTTCTCCACATTGGCGTTTATTAAAAAATTTTGGAGGACCCTTTACGATTGATGAATATCGTCAAGCTATCAATATTATTGAATATGAACAATCATGTGTATATATGAAAACTGTACATAAAATGTTTACCGAAAAATAACACGGATGCGTAGTAGTAAATTTTAAAGTAAGTAACCTTAAAATTATATTATCATTCAGCACACTGATAGAAATGATCAAAAGTGTAAAATTGATTACGTTTCAATAAAAAGCAAAAAAGTAAACATGGGAATCAAGTATTTTTTTAGTTGGTTTCGAAAAACATTTTCGAGTCATATTCGTACTGTTCGTATGAAAAATGACATAGAACCATTAGGTATTCCAATTGATACATTTTTAGTAGACTTAAATGGAATTTTTCATTATTGTGCTCAACATGCATTTCGTTACGGAAATTTTAAACCAAAAGAACCAAGTATGCGAAAAATGGGATACAAACAACAATTTACAAGGATGCTAGATGAGTTGGGATTGTATATTTTTCAACTTATACAATTTACACAACCGCAAAAAAGAGTCGTACTATGTGTTGATGGCGTTGCTCCTGTTAGTAAACAATTTCAACAACGACAACGACGATTCAAAAGTGCAGGTGAAAGAAAGGATGAAGATTTTGATAGTAATTGTATTACACCAGGTACAAGTTTTTTAGATAAAGTCTCTTCCTATTTAGAATGGTATATTCGTCTGAAACTAACACAAGAGGAATGTTTTCAACATCTCGAAATTATATTTAGTGATGAAAAAAATCCGGGTGAAGGGGAACATAAACTTGTAAAATTTGTACGTGAATATGGGAAAGAAAATGAACAATTTATGATTCATGGAATGGATGCTGATCTGATCATGCTTGCACTTGCTAGCAATAAAGAAAATTTTCATATTTTACGTGAAAATCCATATCGTCAGTCTGGACCAGAAAAAGAGTTTTTTTATATTGATATGAAAGGTATTCGCGAGACATTGGTTCATGTACTAGTGGGTGAACCAACACTAACACCTGATCAACATATTATAAATGATTTTATCTTGTTAATGTTTATGTCAGGAAATGATTTTCTTCCTTCTTTACCTACCATTGATATTTTAGAAGGAGCAGTTGACAATTTTTTTACTATTTATAGTAATACCTTTCTATCGTATGGTACCATTGTTACATCAATTCATACGATTAATTTGAAATCACTATCTGTTATTATGGGAACACTAGGTGCTCGTGAAGTAGAATTTTTAACTGATAAACGAGGAAAATTGCCAGATGCCTTGTTAGAAAAACATACAAAATTTTTAGGTGATAGCTATGTGTTAGATTTTGATGCATATCGCCTAGAATATTATTCCCTAAAAATGGGTTGTCATACTGAAAAAGATATTGAAAAAGCTTGTTTATTATATATTCAAGGTATGCAATGGGTACTTTCTTATTATTTAGAAGGAGTTTCTTGTTGGAAATGGTTTTATCCGTATTTTTATGCTCCTTTCATAAGTGATATTTCAAAATATACGGAAAAAGGTGGTAAAACAGATAAAGTAGTTACAGATAGCAAACCAAATGATCCTTTTTTCCAATTGTTATGTGTATTACCACCAAAAAGCTCAGAGTTATTGCCATCTCCACTAAACGAGTTGTTTCACAATCAAAAACTTGCATGTTTTTTTCCAGTGGAGTTTGAGATTGATATGGATGGTAAACGAAATGATTGGGAAGGTATTGTTAAACTTCCTATGCTTGATTTACCACTACTCCACCAAGAATATAAAAAAAAAGTAACCGATGTTCAAAAACGCGATTCTTTTCGTAATAAAAAAGGAAATTGTTATGTTTTTTCCTATCATAAAAATGAATATTATTATAAATCATACTATGGTGATATACCAACTTGTCATGTATGTGTTAAAACAATACGTTTATAAAAATAGCACCGACTATCCATAATTATAATTTTAATGTCACTTTGACTTTAAAATTTTCCGTTTGTGGCGGAGGATCCCATCGGATAGGCCGTATTATTTTTGAGCGAGTGATATAAATTTAATATGATCTTCTTTTACGATATCTTTTCCAGCTTCTTTAATTTCTGCATAAATTTTACGCGCCGCATTACCATCAATTCCATAATGTTGAAAGACGCCCATGATGTCTTTTTCAGCTTCTTCCTTTTTCTTTGTCTTTTTCTTTTCAACTGTTTCTGATACAACTGCAATTCCTTGGTATTTAACACCAGGTTGTTTTTTTTCTCGAAGATAAATCTTCACCTTGTCATTTAGTTCCTTTTCTCGATTGTCCAAGTCCTTCCATCGTTTATAAACACTATTCTTTTCTTTTGTAACAACAGCCTTTTCTCGTTTGATTACTTCTAACTCACTAAGTATAGCTTGAATTGGGATTTCTGCTGCCATTTACAATACATAAACTTTTTAAATTTGTTCTAAATATAAATGGATTCCTATGTTTATGATATCATTCGATGGGATCCCATCAATACAGATTCTTTCAATTTATTGGCTAAATGCAAAATAAAAGCAGATGTCAAATTACTGGAGTTGTTTAAAAGTACACCTAGTAAAAATATACTATGTACTATTCATAATACAGAAAAATATAGCGGTAAAGAAATTTATGGTATGATTGATACATCGACTTTGCAAGTTGGAGAATATTACATCACATTAGACCATATTTGGCTTGGATACCCAGAAAAACAGCAAGGTTCTATTCATTTCAAAAAATCTGCTTTATCAGACGAAGAAATTATTTTTACACAAATTCCTAATGTGGTTGGTGTTCAAAGTAATGCAAATGTAATGGAGCCAATTGCTATGCAACAAGCATCTCCTGTTGATACCGTACCTAATCCATCCGTTTGTATCAATCCTCGAATGAAATTGTCTGATATTTTTATTCCAATTGGAATTAGTTTAATTATTATTGGATTGATGAATTATATGAAATAAACACTGTCTTTTCTGATGTGCTCGCGTAGCGGCAAAGTCGAAACACACATCATTAAGACTATTGTAGTTTTCTAATTATTTATTTTATAGTAATAAACTTTAGCCCAAATTGAGCTTCTGTTAGAGCCGCACACAGCAAATTTTAACGTCAAAGTAACATTAAAATTATAAAATAGAAAATCAATTTAGAACAACAAAATAATATAAATGAGTATTGATATCGGAAAACTAAAGTCAACATTAGAACAATCACATATCACTATCGTGGATTATTATATTGTAGACGAAAAATGCGGAATGTTAAAATGTTTTATGTATAAAATCAATCAGTTTATATTAATTTATATTCCAACCAAAATGAGAACGGAATTGCAAAATAAAAAAAATATGTATGAATTAAAATTATTTGAGGACGTGATAGATGAAGAAGATTATGCAAAATACGATGAATATCAAATAAATTTTTTAAACCAGAGAGAGAATGATGCCTATAAAAATCTATCTCAAAAATATAACAAAAATATCAGTACTAATGGAGATGGAAATGAACCTATTGAAAAACGTATGATGAGACAAATTAAACGTCTCAATATCCCTTTTACAAAATTAAACTATACCATTGGAATACAGAATAAAAAAATATTGACGCTTCATTTTGGTGAAGAAATTAATACTTACTATATTCGAAATCTAACAAGTGATATACGATGTTATATGTATATTGTAAATGTCAAAGATTTAATTGATAATATTAGTGAATTTTCCTATGAATTAGAAACCATTAATAAACAATTTTATACCATGATTTATGATATTATTTTATCAAACTTTGATGAAATTAGTAATTTAACAAAGGAAAGCAATAAATCAATTATCGATCGATTTTCAAAACAATCTGAAAGTTACCAAAAAAAATCAATTGCTTCTATTCAGCTGATTAAAGCATTAGAAGTAGATGAAAAAACAGAAATTAAAAAATACAAGGTTCTTTTTCAAGAAGAGACATCTACCATTAAAAAAAATACGCTCGAAAGTCAGTATCAAAAAATATTAAAAACGATCTCACAAAAAAGAGTTGAAAAGATTGATGCAATTATTGAACAAACGTATGTTTATCATATTTACTTTTTATTGCTAGAAGAGATTTCGTTTGATAATTTTGTGATGTTAAAAAGGGTTTATACAAATACAGAAAAACTAAAGACTTTATTTATGTAACAATGCACTTGCTCCACAAAAGGTAGTGTGATAATGATAGGTTATAGTAACCTATCATTATAGTTGTATTGATTCACTGTGCAGATTTACATAGTAATTCTTCATCATATTTAAAACAAAAAGCTTTGCATGCAAGAATATCTTTTTCTGTGAGTGCTTCTATATTGCCTTGGCTTACAAGTTTTCCATAGACGACACGATGATCTTTTGAAAAAAAAACAAGCTTTGTTTCTGTATGAACATACCTGTTGATTTGTTTATTCAATCGAATCGGTATTTTACCATCTAAAATAGAATTTGTGTTGAGATTCGGTTTTTCAATTATTTTTTCATCAGTTGGTTCTTTTTTAGAAACTTTTTTAATGTTTGCATGGAGGGAACAATAACTAGTTGATATGGTTGATGCTCCACATAATTCTCCTCGTTTTGGATTATACTTGAATACATACATACAAGAAGAAGATTGTTTTGGTTTATCTTGTTCTATTTTAAATAGTTCCCAATCATTTGAAACATCTAAATTGTAGTTTAACAAAATGTGTTTCATAAATCGAGCAGTACATCGTTCAATGTTTGTCATGAACTTTCTACTTTTTGAAACATATTTATAATAAAAATTCAATTTTATTATAAAGGATGAGTAATGCGGAACATATACATAAATTAAAACAGATGAAGAATAATACCAATCCTTATTATCCTACACAACAATCTATTCGAAGTATTGTAACAGATTTTGACCATTTTCCGTATCAGCGTTTTTACCGAGGTGTCTATGAAAATGAACGCCCAGTTATTTTAGATCGTGAAGCTGGATATCGTATACAAGAAAATTCATGTTATCGTGAAAAAATTGTTACAAAAACAGAATATCCAAATCATTGCTTTGAAGGGCCAGCTTCTGTCGTTTATCCATGCTACCCTGATTATCTCCGCAAGTATTCAGACAAGAAGGAGATGGAGTTGATGTTGAATCGAATCTGTGTAGATAAATCTATCTAAAATACAGTTTTAATTTTAAAGTAAAGTAACCTTAAAATTATATAGTGGATAACTAGTTTAATTACGAAATAATTTTTTCCTCAATTTTGTCTTTGCAATCACCAATAATATTCAAAAATTCTTGATAGGTAGATCGCATACATTCTTTATGTGGCGAGGATAAAATAACATTACCACTTTGAAATACCAAAAAGGTATTGTAACGAATTTTTGCTTTTTCTTTCTTCTTTTCCTTTGCATCAAGTGATTCATAATAATGATTATAATTGTATGGCTCATCCTTCCATGTATTAGAAGGTCCATATACAATTTTTCGAATAGGAATATTATCAATTGTTGTCAATGGAATTTTAATATTAACTCCTGTATATCCAAAACTAGTCTCCAATAAGGAATAATATTTTGTATTGGTGTTAAAATAGTCATCCAATTGTTCACGATTCACACAAAATCCGAGATTAAAATTAATGTTTGTCATCACCGTAATAAAAATAATTTCAGATTGATCTCCTACGACTTGAACAATCTTTACTTCATCTTTAATATGTTCATAAATAATTTCCATGCAATCTTTTGCATGTTTGTCGTTTTTACACCCTGTAAATTGAAATTTACCATTTTTACTAACCTTGAAATTGATAAATTTTTTATCAAGGTACATTACAATGGTAAGACTATTTCGAAAGAAGCGCTTTCCATTCTTTTTCTCTTTCAAATTTACACCTTTCATCTTACTACCAATTTTTAATGTGATAATATCACCATCTTTCAAGTTGTCTTGTGTTTGTTCTTGTCTTTGCTCTTTTGATTTACGCCCACGTTTTTTTGGAATCACAGTATATAATGTGTGAGGAAGAAAATTATATAGTTCCATAATATTCACTTTCCAGTTTGTTTTTGCAATAATTGTTTCCGTTGAAATTTCAATGTCATCAAATTTCTTTAACGCTTCCATCTGTGTCTACTTTTAAAGGATGAATGTTTAAATTAGAATTCAATTTTATTTACAGGCTATAAACTAGGTATACAATTTTAAGGTTACTTTACTTTAAAATTTGCTGCTTGAGGCTCCCTCACAGACTATGATTTATGACACATGTTTATATATTTTTATCGTTCCACCTGCTTTTGTATACACTTTTTTACGTTCTGTAAAATGTTTTTTTAGCCCTTTATGATCATCTACTAGATCAAATACAATTGGTTCTACTTCTTCTGTACGCATAACACGTGCTAGATATTGAATAAAATATTCTTCTACATCCGATGCTAAAATAAGGGCATCCAAAATATCATGTGAAAATCCAACACCGCATTTTTGAACACTCGCCACAATAATTCTGGATGTTTCATCGTATTCATTTTCATCTTTTACCATCAATGACACATTTTCACCTAAATCGATTAATTTGTTTGCGATATAAGAAGCCTGTTCAACTCGCTTACATAAAATAAGAAAATGTCGATCTTTAAAGCTTTGTGTAATCTTTACAATAAGTTGGTTTCGTTCAACAGACATACACTGAGAGGTAATCAGTGCACTCCATTCATGTGATTCTTCTTCAAACGAAATGCCGGTATCTACTTTATATACTGTATGTTTGTGGTATAATTCACGTACAATTTTATTACCTTCTCCAAAGTAAAAGTCAAGCAAACCATCCATTCCATCTGGACGTGTCGGTGTTGCACTTAATCCTAGTAAATATCTTGGGCTTACATAATATAGACATTCTGATAAACTTTCAGCAAGAATAGCATGAATCTCATCTACTACCACAAATCCAACTTTTGCAAATACATCTTTTCCCAATTTTTTCATATTTTGTGCATTTACAATAAAAATATCTGCATCTTCATTATATTTTTTACCAGGCTTTACGAAAGCAACAGATGCTGCATCACCTGTAAAACGACTAATCGCTTTTATCCATTGTTCAATTAATACCAATCGGTGACAGATAATAAGTGTTTTAAGTTTAATCACACGTGAAGACAAATAAATAGCCAAACATGTTTTTCCTGCACCTGGATACAACGAAATGAGCAGACAATTTTTTTTATTTAATCGATCTAAACATTCATCTTTGATTTCTAGCTGAACAGCCCGTAATGTGCTCGTAAACGGGATATCAATAGCTGAAAACTCTTTTCGATCACGCCTTGTAATTCCTTTTATATGTTGCAGCGCCCATGCAAATGGTAAATAATAACACTGTTTTTCGCTATGTTGAATAAATGCGTTTAAATATGTTTCTTTTACTTGAAATCCGCCTCGTGGATTATAAGAAGATTCAATCTTCTTGACGCGCACCTGATCTAAAATCCGATCTTCATCAGAAGATGTCATTTGATGTGTAAATACACAAATAGACATTACTTCTTTATTTGTTGATTCATTTAGATAAAAAGAATCAAATTCTACCACATTGACATCTTCTGATGAAGATCGGATTTTAGATCAGCGTCGTAAAAATACAATAATAAAATAAAGGGCTATAAATGCAACTATACCAATAAAAAACTTTTTTTTCAATTCAGTATCATTCATATCAACCTTACTTTTCACTGAAATATCTTTTGCGTAAACAATCGGATCACATTTGTATGTTTCACTACATGTTGTTGTTGGTAATGTATCGTCTTCAATTGCACCAGGTTTGATTAATAACACACCGCCAATATGCGCAGGTCCATATAAATTATCTGTTTCAAAACCCACATTTTCGTTTAGTGCTGGAAGGCCTAGATCCTTGTCTGCCGGGCGAAACATGGCGTACTTGAAATACCCACCGTATCCCCATTCGGTTCCCCACGAATTACGACATATCCAATATGCCACATTCTTGTATATGTTTCCATTTACGGTAACTTCATCTTCCATACCCCACCCAACAATGGCGATAGCATGTCCACCCATGATAGCAGGTTTTGGTTGACCATAACAATGTGCTGGAATCTTGTCACTATTGCCATTACATACATCCATATAACTCTTCTCTTCCTTGATATAGATACCTTTTGTTTCAAAAAATTTTCCACCAGTTGTTCCTTTGTGTGCTTGGTCTGAAATAAAGGTAGAAAATACAATAAATGCTCCAATAGCTGCACCATATTGCATAATATGTTGTTTAATGAGTGCAATGCCACTCCCATCTCCTTTTTCATAGACCAATTCTTTATTAGGTTGAAGGTGATACACTTTGGAATTTGATGAATCTTGACAACATCCACAGTTTGCTGGAAACATATCATTAATGCTTCCGTTTTTATTTTCAAAATGTTTTTGAGGATCGGTATTACATACTGAATTTCCCAAACATAATTTATCATAGTTCATGCAGCAATTGGTAGCTAATCCTTTTTCAATGATATCGTCAATGACAAGCGATGGATTTCCTCCACCACATTTATCACCTCGCATGCATGTTAAAATATACATTGGACTCAGCATCGGGTTATATGTCAATCCTTGTCCAAATACAAATGCGTCATTCATCACAGTGGCAACGGCAAATGCAAAACATGAACCGCATCCTCCTTGATTTTGAGGTCGAGTAGAAAGACGAAACTCTTTCTTTGAATCTTTATCATTGCTAAAATTTTGCCATTGTTTTGGAAACTGTTCTTGTTGTGATACAGAGAAACGAGGTTTAGCCAACTGAAACTTTCCGACCGCGAACCGAATATCGGTGTTTAATGGGGGAATATACGTAATACCAACCTGACTTTGGCCTGGGACTGCTCGAAATCCTTTTGGCGCAGAAAGAATAATTGCTTTTGCATTTGCAAGCATATCTTCATAATCGTCCATTGTGCTCATTTATTATATCTTTTTTACTTGCTTATGTTTTTTTCTGCATCGATTAATAAAAAATTATGAATATACCATCCAAGTGTGATATATTGTAATGATTTTTGCCCATCAGAAATTGAAGAATCAATCTCGTTTACATATTTGGTTTGTATATAATACATGGATAAATTACGTTGTTCTTGTTCAGTCATTGTTCCATTTTGTAGTTCTTGTGTCATTTTTTCAAGAAACAAAATAAGCTCACGTTTTGTAATCATGTTATTATGTTTGATTACTCTTTTAAATTAATGCCATAAATAGAAAAAGTTTTATTCACGATTTTTTAGCTATGCTTCTTCTTCTGACCTCGTCTATGCATAACCTCAAACTTATTCAAAAGACTAGTTGATAATGTGAACGTAATGTTTCATTAAATTTTGTTGTTTGCGGTAGAGACGCTACGAGTAAAGCTCAGTTTGGTCTTATTTTTATTACTATTATAGTAATAAACTAGTATTAAGAATGTGTTTGCGGTTCCGCTGCTACGCAGGCCGTGCGTATTTCATACGATGTGGTTTATTGGTTACCAGCAGCGCACGAGCGGCAATGTCCCTTCCATCCTTGGATGGTAGAGAGGTTACGACGATCATTAAAGTTGGCAGTAGAGCGAGTGTCCGTGTACCCTTCACGAACGCCGCGCATTTGATTAGCACTGGCGCAAGCACCACTTTGGCCGCATCCTGAAATACCAGCGTTTCCGTTAACAGCAGCCATATTGATGGTTCGCAAGGTATTGTTGTTGCTGTATTGGAGACCAGTTCCAGGAGCAGTAATGTTGTTTACATTTTGAGCGCTCTTGATCATGTCTAATGTGCTCATCTGTTTGTAACCAGTATTGGCAGCAGCAGGTTGCCCCAATGCTGCGGGATTGAGATAACCTTCAGCATCCAAAGCAGTGTATTCAATGTAGTTGGGACGCAAGTAGTTCTCAACTGCGACGCGATCTAATGCAGATGCGCAGCCAGCAGTCTTTGTATTATATGAATCATAGCAAACACTTCGGCCATATTGGTCCAACCCATTCCACCAGGGACACAACAGCAAATCAGGATCTTCAATACGGGCGCCAGCGAGCTGGGGAGTCGCACCCGTGTTTACTTTACACGTCGTCAACGCAGATTGTAAGGATATAGACATCTCTTTTTATTATCTGAGAAAAATAATAAAATTTCAATTTATTTTATCCAATGAAAAATTTTTGAAGTTTTGCACAAATTTCAGGTTTGCTCATGTTTGCAAAATAGCGCATACGTAACAAATTATCACGCGTCACTTCAATGTGGTCTTCGATCTGTTTGACATATTTATCTTCTAAAATCTCTAATAATGATTCATCGATCTCCTCATCTTCATCCCCATCTTCATCTTCCTCCCCATCCACATCCCCATCTTCATCCTCCTTGTATGGTAATTGATTACGATGAACAATCAATAATAGTTCATCTTTTCCCATACCAGCTTGATAACATACTTTTCCTCGAGGTTGTTTTGCTTTGTTTTCAATTTCTTCAACTAATTTTTTAATCTTGAAAACCGATTCACCTGTTTTTTGGTCTTTTTCTAAATAATATTCATACTCTTCATCATGTTTACGTTCATTTTTTTCATCTATACAATCTTTCCATACCTTTTCTCCATTATAAAGACATCGTTTATTTTTATCTCCTAGCAAAATAGAAACAATTGTATGGTCTTTTTTATACCAATAATTTATCAGAGATGTAACAATCATTTCTCGAAATGGATTCACAGGTTTTTCAGGAAAAGACAATGCAGCCTCTAATAATAACTCTTGTGTAGATATATCTAATTTTTGTAACAATCGCTGATCTTTGGTTTGACACATTTGTTTAATCATGTCGAGTACAAATTGATGATATACAACATCTACTTTTTGTTGAAAATTAGTATTAAAATGGAATGGAATATATTCGGTGTAAAAATAGTCAAACCAGTTTGCATCTGTTATTAATGAAGATGCAAAAATATAGTCATTATCATGGTGCAAAAAGAACATGATACCATTACGTTCCATCACTACTATTTTATGTTCAATCATATATATTAGTGTTTTTATTAATAGTTCACGATCACACTTTATTTCTTGTATTATTTCATCAATCGTATACCAACCACGTAGTTCAAACATGATCTTTAATGTTATAATCAACTGATCTATTTCATGTTGATCATAAAACATATGGTAGGTAGATAAATCCATCATTGTTTTTTTATCTTCATCGCATGTTATGTCACAGGATTTGTATTCACATTCTCTTTTACCATCATATTTTTTAGAAAGTGTATTTCTTTTTTCATTTAATAGACAATCCATACTAACTTGTCTCAATATATATTCAATTGACTTTATTGCTATATCTTTGTCTTCTGAAATAGCAAACATATAACGATCAATCGATGGAATACGATCACGTTTAATGGTCATATACTCTTTCTTGTTACGTTCTATTGTCTTGCTAGCTACTTCTTTTCCCATATTTGTATATAGATAAATATGAACCTTTACATTTGGATTTATTTTTTCCAACTCTGCGTGTGAATTTAACCGTATTCCTCTTGCAATTACTTGGTCTGTTTCACTAAAATTCCAGCTTGGTGTTAAAATATGAATGTATTGAATATTTTTTAATGTATATCCTTCGCTGATAATATCTGTGCCAATAATAACATTAATTAGTTTTCCATCTACATTTTTTGGCTGATTAAAACGTTCAATATCCTTTTCAATGTTTACGGTTTCACTAGTCAACATAATATATCGTTTATAATTTTCTCCACCTTTTGTCGTATATCCAAATTTTTTCAATATATGTGAAAATACAATAGCGCCACTTCCATTCACAAATTCCATGTACACAAAATGATTTGCTTTAGGATGATCAAGAATACATTTGATACATGCAGCATATTTTGAACTATAATGAGATAGAATATCTAATCGTTCTTCATCTGTTTTTACATCTGCAAAATTTTTTCCATCCACTTTCATATTTTTAAACAACATGGTAAAATTATCTTTGTATGCTGCAAATCCTTCCTGACCAAATAAGTTGCTTGGAAAACTAAATAAAATGGCTTGTCTACTATTATTATAAACTCCACGACCTTTTTCACGTTTTCCATTTTTCTGAATGTCTTTATCAATAATCTGTTTGTCCAAATGAATTGCTTTGCTATATGCTGTCATTTGCTGGTCTTTCATTTTAAGAGGAAACTGGTAAAAACAATCTACGTCCACATGTTCTCCAATGTACTCTTTTTGTACAGAACTTTTGATGGAACGAAGAAAGCTAATTTTACCATTCACCGTGTTTTTAAAGTCTTGCACTTTATCCGGATTAATTACCCACTTTTTTCCAGTTTCAATCATATACTCTTCCATAAACTCATTTTTGGTAGGCAATTGATGGTCACTGTCATTAATCAAGTTCATTATACTCGCTATTTCATATGGCTGATCTTTCATCGGCGTACCAGTCATTAAAATTATCTTGCAATTCTGAACCGTATGCAAAAAAGTATGAATACGATTATATTGTCCATCCTTATTCAAACGAAGATTATGAACTTCATCAATCACAATAATAAAATGATTGTATTCCTGTTGAATCGATTTTTTCTTCATCTTTTCAATGGTACTTCCAAATGTTTGAAATGTATCAAAATGATAAAACGATTCCAGATTTTTATTGATTCGTCGTTTAGTTTTGTTATCAGTGAGATCCTCATCGTCTTCTAACTTTTCTGCTTTATAGCGACCATCTGTACATCGTTCCACCAACTCTTTTTTATAATTCGCTATCAAATCATCGCTTTTCATGAGTATTAATGCCCCCTTGAAAGAAGAATTCTCTGACCGAATTTGTTCAATGATAGCAACCGATAAACAAGATTTTCCTGTACCTGGTTCATGCATAACTAATATCGATTGATAGGGTGTATTACTACTTAAAAAACGTGCCAACAATTGTTGATGGTTCATATATTTTCCAGGTTCAGTAGGTGGTAGTTCATTTTTTTCTAAACGAAGATCATGAAACTCTTTTTTATAAAAAAGAGAAGATACATCTACCAACTCTTTTCCTAGTATATCTTGTGTTTCTATATTAAAATCTGGATACGTTGGTAAAAAATTATAGATTTCCATTTATAATATGGATTATTTTTGTTAACGTATGTTTTCACGGCTTTTTTATCTGCTCTTGTGACAAAAGACCGTGTGAAATTTGAAGACACTTGTTGTCTTCAAATAATATTACACGAACTTTTCAGCTGCAACAGGCCGTGATTACTTTTTATATAGGATGGTTTTTCAAAAAATTTATCATAAATGGATGATCATTATCCCATACAGTACACCATGTATCTTCTTTGATCCCTATTGTTTCATAGTGACCCTCCAAAACACCTAGAATAATAGAAGAAGTATAAAATAAAGGTGAGTATTCTGCTTGATGTGTTTTCATATCATATATAATAATATTCACTTTGAAATAATCAGAAATATAGCGATGACAAATGGTTGGTACTTTTTTATTAAAAGATGCAATCAGACGTTGAATCTTTCTATATTCTTGTTTTACAATATACTCAAGGATAAATATAATAGTCGTGTCTAAACTTTGAGAGATAGTTCGTTCATGTATTTTTTCTAGAATATAGTTTATCCATCCATCCAATGTTTTATCTAACGAAGACCATGCTGGTCCAATTGTCTCAAAAAAATCAGCAGATGATGTAAAGGTTTGTAATGCGAGATATATAGATGTAGGTTTTTTTACAGAATGCATGTTTTCAAATATCATGGAAATAGTTGACCGAAACTCCGTATCAAAAAATAAAAGTAAATCTGAAAAAAAATAATAGTTCATCTGATCAAACGATAACTGGGATGCCAAATAGGATCGAAGCTGTTGTACTATCGCATGTCTTCCTTGTTCGGATTCATGCTGATAATGACGATTTAATGCATTTTCAACGGCATGAAAAAAACTAGAAGGTCCATGTATGGTTCCTTCGCGATATACAATGGTCTCTCCAAACGATTCAGGATGATTTAGTTTTTTTCGTTCCATCACGTTCAACATTATTTTATTCAATCAAATAAAAAGAATTCAACATGCATTGAAGTTCACTTGGAAAGTCGTCTAAATTAAATTTTAAACGATTTTTCAACTCTTTTCCTCCATATGGAAAATCAGACGTTGTCTCAAATGGATGTGTTTCAATATAATATGCTTTAATGATTGTATACATTATTTCATGTTTTTTTTCATCCATTTCCTTTATTTTTTCGATCAAGTTGTCTTTTTCATCATCGGTTAATTCAACAAAGTCTGTTTTTTTCAACATATCGTATAGAGGAAAGTCTGGAAAGATCATCTTGTTTTATTTAGTATCGTTTACAATTACTAAATAAAAATTCAATTTTATGACGGTGGTCTTTTATGTATATGCTTCTGCAAACTCCATATAAAATTCATCAGAATCTCCCCACAACGGTTGTCCGGACGCATAAGGAGGATTATCCGTAGCTGTACGTTTACCTCCCTGTACTTTTTGTTTGTTTTCTCGATTTGAAAATTTCTCTTTTGCTTGAATTTTACTGCTCACTTCCAATACAAACCTGCGAATTTCATTTTCATCATGTGGTCCATCATAACGAATAAACGGTTTCCCCGCAACATACAAAATAATCAACGGTACATATTTGATAGAAGAAATAGTCTCTTTACTCATTTCAATCAGCTGTCTTTCTACGCTAACATTGATCATACCAAATTGACACCCTCCCAACTGAAGGGGAAGTTTTTTAAAAATAGGAATCAGTTCCCTGCAATGGCAGCATTGTGTAGAATAAAATAAAATCAAACTGAGTCCTCGGACGCTATTACAGAGAATATCACCTTTTGTTCCTTTTTGAATGGTGAAATCACCCGTCTGTAAAAATAACAATCCGCTCATGCTCTTTATCGTTTCTATTTTTATTTAAACCATTTTACGTATCTTTAGATATACTTAATGGTTAGTTAGTATAAATATAGTAGTTTATATAAGATGATTACATCTATATTATTTGTTTGTAGATTTAGTTTTGGGGTACGGCCTTTTTGAAAAAGGCCGTAATGAATATTTTTCAATTACGAGATATTGCAAAAGAATTTGGTATTTCTACTAATTTGAATAAAGATGATATGATTAATGAAATTCAAGCATACCAAGAAGGTGATCCTATTACATCTAATTATAATGAGATGAGTACAAGTCGATTGAAATTAATTTCAAAAGAACGTGGACTACTTGAATACAATAATCTTAAAAAAAATGAACTTATTATAGCACTTCAAGTAAAAGATAAAGAAGATCAAGAAAAACAAGACAAAAAAGAATGCATTATGTTGGGTGAAATTGAAATTATATCACGTCCAAAAGATGGTTATATTAATGCCACTCAACTATGCAAGGCTGGTAGCAAAGAATATTCAAATTGGTTTAAAAATAGTAAAACAGAAGAGTTTTTACAAGAATTGGAGGGGTCCCTTCTAATTAGAAGGAACGTTTTAATCCAAGTAAATGTAGATGGATTAAATGAAAATAGATGTACATGGGTTCATCCTCGTGTTGCAATCCATATTGCACAATGGATTTCTCCTAAATTTGCTGTCATTGTTACAGGATGGATTCATACACTTTTAGCAACTGGTAATGTATCAATTGAACGTCCTACAAAAGGGTTTGCTGTATTAACTGAAGTAGATGTTGAAGCGGAAAAGTTGGAACAACATGTAAAATTGGAAGAATATACAACCGATTCGGTCATTTATGTATCATATATTGGTCGTGGAATGCTCAAAATCGGATTTTCCGATTGCCGAATGGTACAACGAAACAAAAAACACACATCAAGTGAATCCATGTATGCACAATGGCGAATCGTACAATTGATTCGTGTATCTGGTAAGCCTATTGAAAAAATGCTACATGACTTTTTACTGCCATATCAAACGGATTTTAATGGACAAAAAGAAATTTATCAATTAGGAAATACCATTGAACTTTTCTTAGAAATGGTAAATCGATTTTTGAATGACAATGATTTACCAATGAAGATTAGACGTCTTGAACAACGAGTTTATGATTTGGAAATGGAAAACATGAAAATAAAATATGATGCTTTTTTGCAATCAACATTAAAGTAAAAAAGTTTTTAAAATAGCCGTGTATAATTTTAAGGATTATAGCTCTTAAAATTTTATTAATGGTTCAATATACGATTAAACAACTATACCAGATGATTTTAATATAGTATATTGTGTAAGATTATTTATGGTATCGATTGTGTAAAACATAGTATCTATCTCTTCTTTAGAAGAACAACAGTACTCATTTAACACTTTTTTATCATTATAAATCATTAATCGTAAACAACAACCAGCTTTTACAACTGCTTGAAATTTTAGATAATTTTTTAAAAGTTCTCTGTAAAATGTATATCTTGATTTGACTTCAATCACATGATTTGTTCCATTTAGTATCATATCTGGAAAATAAGTATGTTTTATACCATCTTGATCATTATATAAAAATCGCTGAACATGTTTACCAACAATAATATGATCTTCTATTAATTTAATGTGTAAATAAGGATCTAGTACTCGTTCTAATAAAAAAATAATTGCGTCTGGTTCATATCCCATAATACAAATAAGTCTTTTTGAAATTGGAAAGGTAAATTCTTTACGAGAAAAGGAGGAAGCAACAATTTTTTCATAAACAGATGGAACTTTTGAAGTATTATCTTCTCCATAACGATCTAAACACGTTTGTTTGTATTTACTTAATTTACATGTCTGACAGTGTTTATTTCGTTTGATATCACTTAGCACTGCCTCATATGGTTCTCCACATTTACATATCAAACATAATTTCTGTTTATTGTTTTTATATTCTTCTTTTTTTGTAATCAATATCATATCATGTTTAGTTACAACTTCTTGAAGATACTCAAAATCTACTTTATGTTTATTATTTTGACAAGATGGACATACGCCAGGATTAGAAGAACGTTGTAAATTACAAATAAAAGTAGAATGCTCTGTTTGACATGTAAAACATTCATATATTACTTTACGTGTTGAAAAGTCCACGTCTTTGACATGATGTCCGCATGACTTTTCAATCTCATCAATAAAGTATTTAGTTTGTATTCTATTTTCTGTTTTCTTTTTACATTCTATACAGAAATCTTTGATATTAGTCTTATATCGTTTATTTGAATAACTGGCAATTGAAAGTGATTGAATGGTACAACATGTGTTGCATTGAAAGCTAATTCTTTTTCTACTATAAAATTCTTCTGAAGTTGTAAGTATAGTAAAAAATAAAGACAAGAAATCACATGCGTGGCTATATTTTGACATTTTTTTTGAAGCATTATAAAAAAAATGAATCATTTTTATAGCTTGTAACAGAAATAATGAAAAGGTTATTAATCTTTTCATTATACAAATAATTTATTAGTCAAATAATCGTTCCTGAGTAGCCAATATTTTATGAATCAATGGTTCTTTTAGACGTGGAGATTCTCGCAAACGTAATTTTTTTGCAATTTCTTTTAATTGAAAAACAGTATACATTTTCAAGATAGTATCTGTAAACTTTGGATTTTCAGTGTAAATGACAACTTCTACTGTTCGTAATGCTTCTCGTTTCTGTTTGTCTTTTTCGTTAATTTCATCTTTATTCTTATTGTAATGTTCGCGTTTTTGAGCGTTAATTTCATCCCGTTTTAAAAGTCGACGATTCGTTACCCTTTTCAATATCTTTTCTTTGTTTTTTATGTATTTTAACCGATCGCGTTCTTGTTCTGTCAAGCATAAATTTGTATTTTTATTCAAAGGTGGTTTTAATTCATTTATCCAATGATTTTCACGAATAATCAAATTTTCCGTAGGTATATGGTCTTCAATGCATTCAATAGTAAATTTTTCTATTCCTTTTTCCCTCATGAATGTATATAATGGAGTTGTACCATTTAATGAAGCGGTTTTATGTTGAGTTAGATGAAAGTCCAACTCACTTGTGGTTGAACCAATATAGAATATATTTTTATCACTATAATAAACACAATATATTCTACCAGTATCTTTTATTTCAGTGTTTTTTTGGTGTAAAATTATGTTTAAAGATGGTTGTAATAAATCATAATATTTTTTTTCTTGTTTATGAAGTTCTTTCTTATTATTTATTGTAAGTTCTTGAAGTAATTGTATAGAAAAGTTTTCTATACCATTCTCTCGCATACATTGATATAACTTTTCAGTTTTACCGATCTTTGCATTATTTTTATGTGATTTAAACCGATTTTTTAATTCTTGTATAGTTGAACCAATATAAATATCATTTGTAACTGTATTTTTAATTTTATAAATGAAAGCTTTCATATTTAATACATTAACCTTTTTATAAACATTTTTCAATTTTACACACTATTGACAAGTTTATACGAAAGTGGTTGACATTATCACTAAATATACCTAGTGTATGCCTGTGAAATTATTTTATAAAAAATATAAAATATTTGTTTTTGTTTTTTTGTAACCAATTTGCACAAGGTTTTTTTGCTTCAAAGTACTGGAAATCCGAGAGCACCACCCGAGATACGGATGATGTTGTTGTTGACACAGGTCGTGACAAAGTTGTAGTTGCCCGTAGTAGCAGTAACTGAAGCGCCTGGCGTGTTGTTAGGTGTAGCCAATACCTTGGCTCCACTCGCGGCAACCGACGTCTGGGGACGAATAGACACGTTGGTAAGCTTGCCGTAGTTAGTGGATCCTTGAGGATCAATGTTGAAGAAGTCCAAGGAGTACGAGTACGAGTGGTAGCCCGTTTCCATGGGGATGACGGGAGCCGAGTACCAGGGGTTGACGAGCGAAAAGTAATCCGAGCCCATGTTTTGGAGACGTTGGGTGTTTTCATAGATGAGCGAGGTGTTGTCAATGGGATCTGAGCCAGCCGCAAAGTCAATCATGCCAAACATGGAATTCTGTTTCGGGATAACGGCAACATTGCCCGATTGCCAAGGGCCCAACGGGTATTGGGGATCGGTGGTGTAGTTGGACAACGCGGGCGTGGCTTGGTTTTGGGCAGACCAGAACAAGACCTTGACGGCATGCGAAAAACGAATGTCAAAGCTGGGGTATGCGGTCTGACCGGCAGCGGGAGCTGCAATGGTTTGGGGAGGAGCAGTTTGAACTTGTTCAATGAGGATGTCACGAGGAGCGCATGCCATCTTCTTACGCTCTTCATTCGAGACGATAGCATAGTTGGCCCATACTTGAGTATTGTTGCCAATATCCGTCATGACACCACCAGCAATGTCAGAAGTGGTAGCAGCGGTAGACGTCCAAATACCACCAGTAGTGTTGGTTAGAATAACACCATCAATAGAGTTGGTGTAAACAGTTGTTGGCACGGGGCTAGGAAGTGCGGCAGAGGTGTACGTATCCTTGATCAACAATTCGGTCCAGTTACGGAACGAGAAGTTGATACGCATTTCGTTATACGGCAACGCGGCAGTGGGGAGGGCAATGCCAGAATCGCGAGAGAAGAAGAACGGGAGAGGCAAGTTCAACACGGCAGCCGGGAGGGATTGGACACCGTTAGCCAACAATGAGGGGTTGGTAGATACCGGGTTGGTCAACGCCGGAATGTTACCAATCATGACATTGTAACCATTGCGCTTGCCGGCAGGGACGGTGAAGGCAGCCCAAAAGTCGAGGTGAAAGTTATCAAAACGAGCAGCAACCAAATCGTTGAAGGTGATGCTACATTCACGAATCAAGTTGTGCATCAAGTTGCGCGTCCAACGGAGAACGTTGATGTTAGTCGTAGTGGCACCCGTTGCAGTCGTCAATCCTGCTGACGAGTTAGTAAAAGACGAAGTAACAGCAGGCAATTGAACGCGCAACCAGGTCTGCAACAAGTAATCACCAGCGCGCGAGATTTGCGCGGACCATTGTTGGCCAAAGCCGGGTTGACCAGACGACTTGCTGAGAACGACGGGAACCTGGGTAAACCAGGTCGATTTACGCACTTCACGCACAAAGTACGCGATGGATTCGGATCCACCGTAGGTGTACTTTTCTTGTTCGTCGTAGGTGGCCAAATCGATAAAGCCGGAGGTCAAGTTGGAGCTAGCGTATCCGTTAGACATTGTTTATTATAGAGGAAAAAAATTTTTTAAATTGCAATTTATTTTTTCTGCGATACTATCGTTAAGAAAAATTTATAAAGTAGACTAATTATTATATTATAAATGTCCCTAAATGTCCCTAAATGTCCCTAAATGTCCCTAAATGCCCCTAAATGTTCCTAAATGTTCCTAAATGTTCCTAAATGTCCCTAAATGTCCCTAAATGTCCCTAAATGTCCCTAAATGTCCCTAAATGTCCCTAAATGTTCCTAAATGTCCCTAAATGTCCCTAAATGTTCCTAAATGTCCCTAAATGTTCCTAAATGTCCCTAAATGTTCCTAAATGTCCCTAAATGTCCCTAAATGTCCCTAAATGTCCCTAAATGTTCCTAAATGTCCCTAAATGTCCCTAAATGTCCCTAAATGTCCCTAAAAAAGTTTAAGTTGTGAAGTAAGAATTTCTGCAAGATATAAACTATGGTCTAGGTTAGACGTGGTTGTAGAAAAAGTTTGAATTTAACTTTTTGCAAAATGATCTAAATAGATGATTCACAGCATGAATCATCTAGAATGCGTTAAAAAGAATAGAAAAAGTAAGGTGATGGAAATTGATATCTTAAATATTGACAAAACCATCAGAGAAAAATGGAATGTCAACGAATCTCGTATAAACGATATCAATCAAAAAATCCACGAAATGGAAGAAATACTGCAAAGCAAAAATTTATCTGTCCACGTGGTAAACGATCTAAAAGAAAATATACAAGTGCTCCAGAAACAGAAAGAAACTGAATTTCATAATGACCTTTACTTTTATATTATGGAAGTAACTCCTCTTCTTGAAACATATACCAAACTAATTTCTCAACCAATGAAAATCTCATTCATGTCAAAAAAAGATCAAAATCACCAAGAACTACGATCTATTGTTAAACAATACCTTGATATTATAAAAAGATATAATATTGACTATGCAAATCTGGAATATATTGTATCTACTAATAACAAAACAAGTTTAAAAAAGAAAGAATGTCCTGTATGTAAATCTCAACAAATTGTGTATAATGAATTAAACAATGTCGAAATATGCGAATCATGTGGTTTGCAAGAAGAAAAGATATGTAAAACAACGTGTTATAAAGATAACACGCGAGTCAATATATCAAACAAATATACGTATGAACGTCGTGTTCATTTTAAAGATTGTATTAATCAATACCAAGGAAAACAAAATGCAACTATTCACCCAAATGTTTATCGAGATATAGAAAAACAACTTGAATTACACGGATTATTAAAAGAAGGAGAAACCAAACAAGAACGATTTGCCAAAGTGACAAAAGATCATATTTTGGTGTTTTTAAAAGAGACAGGACATTCCAAACATTACGAAGATATTGTATTGATTTATCACAAACTTACTGGTAAAAAAGTAGATGATATATCATCGATTGAAGATAAATTGATGGAGGATTTTGATCAAATTTCAAACGTATACGATCAAAAATTTAAATTTACTGGTAAAATTGACCGAAAAAGTTTTATCAATACACAATATGTTCTTTTTCAGTTATTACGTCGACACAAGTATCCTGGGAAACGAACAGATTTTAATATGTTGAAAACACTCGATCGAAAAAGTTTTCATGATGATGTGGTAAAGGAAATTTTTGAAGCACTGGATTTTAATTTTACACCTATTTTTTAACAAGCGCAGATGCGAAGGTCGTGAAAAGTTCATAGTAAAGTCGTTTAAAGATAATTCTATAGTAAAATGGCAGATCGAAAGACAATTGCTCATATTTCCATTGAGGTGGTTGTAATTGGTGTCATTAGTTATTTTTTTCAGAGAAAAACACGTTTATTGGATGATCGAATATTTCAATTGGAAAAACAGGTATCATTGTTTCATGATGATATTATGTTATTAACACAACAATTACAAAGGTTGCAACAAACTATCAAGCGAAAAGATGCACAACATCGATCACAGCCACGTGCACAGCCTTCCCCACCCCCTAATCCATTTGTAACAGATATCGGTCCATTATTTTATTCTTTTCCTCCGCCTGTACAAACATCTTCTGTTCATATCAAAGAAGATAATGGAAGTGACAGTGATAGTGATGAGGAAGATTGTGTTCAAGATAAAAAGAAAGAACGAGATCCGCAATTGCAACACCAAACAAAGTCACATTCACAACCACAACCACAACCGCAACCGCAATCGCAATCGCAACCTCAACTGCAACCACCTAAAGCAAGTATAGAAGACCTAGATAAAGAGCTAGAAGAAGAATTAAACGAATTGGCTGAAATTTTGTAAAAGGCCTTGATATTTTATGACTAGTTGATTTAAAAAATATAATAGGTATAAGATTACATTTTAGGATAGTGCTAGCATAGCTGAAAGGCAGAATAAATCAATAAAATGATATTTAATGAATGGCAAAAAATATATCATCGTGATTTAATTATCATCTATACAAAAATCATCGATAATATGAAAAAAAGAAAGATTTTATATCGAGAATTTAATTATATGGAATTTTGTAAATTGATTTATAGAAAAAGCTCTATAACAGAATAAGCTCTATAACAGAATAAGATGGATGATCTTGAAGATTATGAAGAAATGACTATTTCTGATTCAGAATTAAATGAAACATATGTAATGGAAAAATATGATGAATGGATGCTTGAAGTAGTTGTAGAAAGTATGTTTTTTATGAAAGAATATATTGCAGAAAATCGTTTATCTATTGGTGATCAAATTACAAGCAAAGATTTATTTGAGTTTTTATTTGAATAAGACTACATATAAAGATGAAGAGACCGTGTATAATTTTAAGATCAAAATGACCTTAAAATTTATGGATCTATCGCTCGATGTATAAATTAAGCAGAACCTTCCAAGCAATCTAAAATAGCTTGCTGAACTTCGCCAATTTTTCCTTCTTGTTTTAATTGTTTGTATCGTTTGAGATCAATTTCAACCTGTAAATCATCTGAAACGTCTTCCTTTTTAGATTTTGCTTTTTTAGGAGAAACTTGCTGATGTTCTGGTTCCTTAACTTCTTTGAGTGATTTTTTGGTACCAACATAGTTTTTTGTCCCAACCGTTTTTCGTTTAGCATCTTTATAGTAGACCTCATCTGTTTTACGAACGCATACGTTATTTTCTAGATCACATTCTAGCTTTGAACCATCTCATTTTTCATCACATGGTGCTCCTTTGGCAAGATCTTTTAAATAAGACAATGACACATCAGGATCAAATGTTTTTCCCTTTACTTTTTTCAATAATTTTTCACGTTCTGAAACTTCTACTTCTTTTCCCTTGAAAATGGCTTTTAATGCAGACAGCGCTTCCTTTAATTTCTCTTGCTTGTTTTCTGATGATAAATCTTTATAGTCTACCTTTATCAAGTTTTGTTTTACAAGCGCACGAATAGATAATCCAAGTGCTTTGGTTCGGATTTTTGACATATCTTTCAAATTATCGATTTCATCATTTCCATTACTTGTTAATAAATAAACAAAATAACTGGATGCATTTTCATATTCGTCTTTTAATTGGCGTATAAGTTTTGTTTTTGGTGATTCTTCTGATTCCGGGGTCTCTTCTGATTCTGGGGTCTTTTCCGATTTTGGGGTTTCTTCTTTTTCAGGAGTAGGTTTTTTCTTTGCAACAGCTTTATGCTTGCGTTCCTCTAGAATTTCTTCTTCATATGTTTTTTTCCAGTGCTTGAACAAAAAGAGAATGAGCTTTTCTTTGTCTTTTTCGGTTGACGTCGAAAAACCATGCTTGGCAGGAATTCCAATTTCATCACGAAGTCCTTCATGCTTTAATAAACCTTTAATTGACTTGAAAGATAGTTTAGACAAATCTGTAGCAGATACATCAGGATCTACGTATTCTTGTATTCGTTCTACTAAAAAATCGCCAAATTCTGTATCTTGAATAGCACGTAATTTAGGAGATAATACTGGAGTAGTAATAGCATTTGCTATAATGACAGCAGATGCTGCTGTTGCAATAGCTGCTTCCGCTTTTTTCACTTTTGATTCTACCTTTTTATTGGCATCTTCGGCTACTTTTTGAGCGAGCTTTGACTTTTGTTTAGAATCTTGATCTCCTTCTTCTTTTGCTTCTTTCTTCTTCTTAATGGAATCTTTTTCAGCTAAATTGGCTTCTTTTTCAGCTTTTTTTGCTTCTTTGAGAAGAGCAGCAGCTTGTTCTTTTGCCTTTTTGGCAGCTGCTTTTGCCGATTTGGGAGTTAATTCAGGTGTTTCTTCATCATCTTCGTCTTCTTCAACTGGCTGATTATCATATACAATATCAACTAGTGCTGTGATGAATTTGGTTTTATCTTTATTTGTTGATCCTGTTTTTTTAAATGCATCAAATAAAGATTTGAGGTCTTCATACTTTTCATCCTTTTCATATGCACGAATCAAGTTTCTCAATTCTACTTTTGATTTGCCACTCAAATCGTCAAAAATGATTTGTTTTTGTTCTTTCATTTTATTTATAATAATATAAATTTTATAAATAAAAATTCAACTTTAATAAGATAGACTGTATATTAAGCCTTAATACAGACTTAGAATTTCAATGTCAATATAACCTTGAAATTGTATTAATATAGAATCTATATGTTGATATCAGGACCCCTCATTCGTCTTTTTGGAGCAGATGATTCAGAAAATACATTGCTATCTCCCATTCCAAGTCCTCCAAATAAATTACCTCCAATTTTTTTCATCACCATCTTTGTAATAATGAAAATAGCAGCATTAATTAATATGGTAAACAATAATCGGATTTCAACAGGCCATTTACTACCTTCTGGTACATAATTCTTTTCACCAAGTTCAATCAACAAGTGTTCATATTTATTCATCTTGATGATCTGTTCTTTTGTGAAATCTTGCATATCAAATTTTAACCAATACCCTAGAATAAATTCTGTTATATAAAATCCTGTAATCAGATAACTCTTGTATGTTTCAATATTTGTGTCAATATTAACCTGCCGTATTGTACTATCATAAATACGTTGCATTGTTTGATAATCACTATGAATAGTAAATTCAGGAATAGTGGCACTCTTATACGATTTTCGAAGTAAATCAAATTTAAATAACAGTTCGCGTTTCAGATCTTCATCATCAAATACACTTTTAATTTCACCAATTGTCTTTTTTGGTACAAAATTTCCACCTGATATTTCAGACAAGCGAGGTGCAATATGAATTTTATCATCTTCATTATCGTTGTCATTATCACGAGTTGGTGTTTTTTTATTTTTGTCAGTTAATAACTCTCGTAAACGAGAAGAAAGACCATCGTCTTCTTCTTTTTCTTTTTCATGATCATCCGACTTTGATCGTTCACGATCTCTATCTCGTTCACGTTCACGATCTCGGTCATCTTCGTGTTCTCGATCACGGTCACGGTCACGGTCTCGGTCTCGGTCTCGGTCTCGATCTCGGTCTCGGTCTCGGTCTCGATCTCGATCATCTTCACGATCTCGGTCATTTTCACGTTCACGATCTCGTGAGTGTGAATGATTGTCACGATTCTTATCTTTATGTGCATCGTCTTCTCTATATCTATCATCTTGATTTCTATCCATACGTTCACGTAAACGATCTCTTTCATTTTCTCTTTCGCGTGCATTATCTGGACTTGCTTCATGCTCTTGTATACGCTCTAATGTCTGTATATTAGGTTTGGCAGGTGGTATATATTCGCTATTAACCATATCAAGTTTAATTTTATCTTTATTTTCAATCAATTCAAGATATAAATTAGGCATACGAGGAAATCGTTTTGGTCGAAATGACGGCCTTTCGGTCAAAAGCTTTGTCACAACAATTTGAGGTTTTCTTGACATTTTACTTTATTGAAACAGCTTTAAATGAATTATATCTTTTTAAAGTGGTTTTTTATAGCATTGTAACCAATTGAAAAAAATTCTAATTTTTTAAAGTGTGATATCGTAAAATCATACATTTTAATATTTTCTAATTCCAGATGAATAATCGCAAGTTTATTTGTGTCGGTTCTCTCTTTTTTGGTTTCATTTTCAATTTGAAGCGTAACGAGTTCATGAATCGGAATCATAATAATGGTATATATTTTATCTATTATTTTTTGATAATTGTCTTTGTTTCCCATTGTTTGTATATTTAACGCAATAATAGGTATATTTTTATCACTAATAGCACTTATTGGAAAATTATCTACAATTCCACCATCAATATAATTTTCATCTTGATACACACAATCATTAAAAACAAAGGGAAGACTAGAAGATAATTTAATTGCATCAATAGCTAACATCGTGGGGTGAGTGTGATAAGAAATATATTCTTTTTTTTGTTTGGTGATATTATAGCAACATGTATATAATGTTTTTCCTTTTGTTTCATATAATTCTAAAAGAGTTGGAATATGATCCATTTTTTCAAGTGTCATTTTTTCAAAATGATCTGAAAAAATAGAATAAGGATATAGTCCTTCTCCTTTTATCAATGATTCAATACTTTGTATGTCTTTTAGTTCAAAAACATTATGTGTAATTGAATATACTACAATTTCTATTGGTGTATAACCAATTATTAGTAAATAACATATAATAGCACCTATACTTGTCCCTGAGTAATAGGTAATTGAATCATCGATAATATGATTATCTATTAAATATTGAAGAGCCCCTACTAATCCAAACCCTTTGATTCCTCCTCCAGATAAAACCAACCCTTGAGTTTGTATGTTGTCCATATTATTCTATTTACATTCTAAAATTCTTTTAAATAAAAGAATGCAAACAATGACAAGTAATGCAATAGAAGCAATATATACAGATTGGTCATTGTTATAGAATTTGGAGCAGATGGGACAATCTTTTATGTGATTTGCAATTTCAATACATGTAATGTCACGTTCCATATATCTAGATTGAATTGGTTGAGGTTGTTGATACATCATTGGTTGTTCATACATTGCCGGTTGTTCATAAAATGATGGAGGTGGCGGTGAGCTAGACCCAGGACCCATTCCAGCATGATGATTTGAAAACATGCGTATGTTTTTTGTTTTCACTTGATTCATCAAAGCATCTCGTTCCATGTTACCTTGTGAAATAAAATCTGATTCTTTAGAAGGTCCACCATGAAGTGTATCTAAATCAATCAAATCTTCAATAAACGTAACATTTTTCATTTTTATATAATCATATATTTTTTATTCACGGCCTTTTCTGCTACACAAACGTAGAAGGCCTTATCCAAAATACAGTCGTTGGACTACTGTATTTTTATAGTAATTAAAGTAAGTTGGCAAATTTTAAAGTCAAAGTGACCTTAAAATTATATCTAGTGGATGGCCAGTACTTTTTATTGCAAAATTTCATTACATATTTTTTTTAATAATACGTCCCCATCTTTTTTAATACACTCATCCAATATGGATAAAAAAGAAGTTTGTGTCGTTTGATGCGAAAGAGTTTTTATTTCTTCTAATTGAATTTTTACCCCTTTATTAATACAATCTTGGTACTGTTTCGTTTGTTTAAACAATTTAAATTCCTCGACGGTTGCAGATAGTTTTAGTTTAACCGATACAGTGGAATCTACTTTTCCAATCGATGTAATTACATTATCGATACTACTTTTCACAATTATTTTTTTAGGAACATTCAAAGGAATATCAGTGATCTTTCCTGTCTCATTAATTATACAGACGACTCGTGTGGATGTATCACCAAATGCATGCTGTAATGGAGCTCCTGGATAATAGATATTTGTTCCGACACGTTGGTTATCATGAATATGTCCGCTAATAATAGGAGGCCATTCTCCTTCCCATTCATCACCAATGGTAGAGATCATGGCACCCATTTTACAACCTTTAAATTCTTGGTGAGCAAAAATCATATCAACTGATTTCCAATCGGTACCGATGGTTTCTAATGCTTCTATAAATCTACCTGGGTAAACATATGGACATGTAATATATGTAAATCTACCCATTTGTTGTCGTCTAGGCTTATCGGTTACTGTAATATTTGTTAGCTTTGATAAAACATTCATCCAGTGATGAGACGTTAAAAACTGTTGATTATTAATCATATCATGATTTCCTACCATAATTTCAACAGGCGCAAAAGATGATAATGTAGTAATAAAAGAAAGTGTTTTATTTAGAGCTTGTGTAAAGATACGCTCATGAAAATGCATTAAATCACCACCAATAATAATTCTATCTGGAAAATGTTCTTTACATAATATACAGAGATGTGTTAACAATTGATCAATATCAAAATGATTATCATTTTTAATATGAGGATCTCCAATAAATAAAATCATCATACTTTTATTTTTTTATAAACAAATGTTATTTTATCAATTTTCACAAAGTATATTAGTTGATAGCTAGTGTAAATTTTAAAGAGTAACTTTAAAATTATATAGTCTTCATAAAAGTCAATATTTAGTTTATAACAAATGTGGAATACAAATATTATTTATTGCTTCTTGTCACAGTCACACGAGTGGCCTTTAGACAGGTGAATGGTGTACATGATACCAACGGTGAGACCAGCGAGACCAACAATAATGTAAACAATCTTTTCAAAGGTCTTGCCATTGTCACTGCCAGAGTCAAAGACCAAGTTGGATACCTTTTCTACCAAATTGTATCCATATGCATGGAAAGCCCAGTTTAGGGCACCAATGACGGTGATGTAAAAGGCAACGATAAATGCAATGTGATTCAAAGTCATTTTATTTAATAAAAAATAAAAAATATGTTTTATTAATTACCTATTTTTATATTTTATATGTTAAATAAAACAATGAATTTGATTGTTGAACAATTTTTAACCATTCAACAACAACTTCGGTTGTTTCATTGGACTACAAAAATCTATAATCATCATGTTGTGTCTGGAGAATTATATGAAAAATTAGATAAAATAGTTGATCAATTTATCGAAACAATGTTAGGTAAATATGAGCTATCTATTGATACCGTAACTATCAAAACAAAACAGGTAGACCAGAAAGGATTATTGGTAGTAATGAACCAGTTCAAGCACTATCTGTTAAATGATATTGAACAACTTCTTGAACAAATGGATAATAATGATTTAAAAAATATTCGGGACGAAATGTTGGGTGATGTCAATCAATTTATCTTTTTGATTCGTTTGAAATAATTAAGACCTTTTGTCGCACAACTAGTAGAATTCCGGTTTTTTCTTATTACTACAATTTCATAATATAATTATGAAATTACAATGCATTTGTGCATGTTATTATAGTTGAATTAATCTTTCATAGATTATTTTGTCGTCTTTTTTATATTCTAATAGTAGTAGATTTTCATTTGAACTTTTTCGTTTTTTCTCTGTACGAATAGTATTAAAAAGAGTATCTACAATTTCAATACGATATATATCTTTATCAATTAAATTGTAGTCAATTTTCTCTGCTAAATAAATAGAATCATTTAGATACAAATAGTATTGTGGATAATCTTGAACCTGACGAAACACAATTTTTTGTATAGAATTAATATCAACTAAAGATTCTGTATATATTAGAATAATACCAGGTATAGATTGATAATCGCTTTTTTGTTGGAAAAAATTAAAAAATTCATCTTGTTTATAATAATCCATAACTTGTTCTATATTATTGTTTATACGTAATCGTAATAAACATATTAAACGTTTTAGTGTTTCTTTATTTTGAACAATGACTCTTTTATTTTTAGAAACATATCCATGTTTTTTCATTATTTCTTCATCAAATACAGAAGTATGAAGCAAACGATAAGAAGATTTATCTTTGGGAAGCAGAACATGAATACAATCATCGATATATTCACGAATGGAATACAATGTAGGCTCTTTATTTTCTTCATGAAGATACAATGAAAAACGGTAGATAAAATACTCTCCTAAAATGATGGCAAGTTTACGATTTGTTTGAAAAAGAGAGATCGATAACTCTTCTGATTCTTCACGTTGAATACGAACAATAAAATAATCTAATGCAATTTCACGTTGATCTTTTGTAATGGTTACACCTAATGTTTTTTCAACTAGATCTTTATGATTTTTAATAGAAGTATCGTTATGAATAGGAATATCTAAAGGTGGTATAGGTTGTTTACATATGAGCCATAATCCTTCTTTTGTACGTAAACATCGAGTTTTTTTATAAGAATCCAAAATCTGATGGGTATAAGTAAATGTGGTGGGTGGATAAATAGAAAAAGGGACCTCTATTTTAGCTAGGGAAGATGTAACATAGAATTGATCGATAATGGATCCAATTTTGTTATCAAACATTATGCTTTTTATTGATTTTTCATCTTTTTTTACTGTAACAATCAAATTACATTGACGTGTTCCCATACCAGTTGGCTCATTATTTTCAAAAAGCAATACACTTTGTGGATATTCAGTTTTAAAACGTAAATAAGGCCCTTTGAAATAAGGAGTTTCCAATGTTGCATAATCATTTTTTCCAATTCTGGAAAAGAGATAGATATTACATTCATATGCTTCTTCTAATAAATGAATCCATCTTCTAGGATCCATATAAATGGATGTATCAAAGAAAAGATCATTCATTTGTTGATAGGTTAAATCTGGGTTTTCTTGTGATGCAATATAGGTATGTTTAATAACAACTTTTTTCTTTCCAGTTGCTTCTTTCAAACAGCTAATGATACTATCGTTATCTACTCCTTTACGACGAAACATATCATTTCCAAATGTACCTATTAAAAAATTTTCAAGATTTTTTGGTAAAATACCTATTCCATCTTTTTTAATCATGGTATTACTTTTGATAATGGTTTGGTTCTTTTTTACTTTGGTCACTTTTACGATATCTTCATAATATTCTTTTATAGCATGACTTTCATTTTGTGGTGTTTTATAACAACATGGAATGAACTTGTACTCTTCATTATTTTCTTTCATATCATTTCGTTTCAATCCAATAAAAGGGTATTCTTTATTTTTACATGTATATGCATAACTATCAACTGGATAATGGATATAATCTCTAAATTTTACAAGACCTGTAGTATCACGAATAACAGAAGGTTTATACTTTTTTGTACATTTTCGTGAATAACCTTCTGTACCTTTTATAAATAGACTTGGATTAGCATCTTCTAATGTTTCTGGAAAAGTATCTTTTTTTTCAATCTCAACATCATCCACTTTAAAATCAGGAATATATTTTTTATATTCTTTAATAACTTCATCTTTCTTATTTTTGTATACCATTAGTAATTTAGAAAAAAGATCAATAAAAGTAGTTACAATTTCAATATCAGATGCATGTTCAATATAAGCTCTTAAAAAAGAGGAATGTAGCGGAAAAAGTGTTGAATCAAGTTTTTCATTACCCTTAACTGTTCGAAACGTAACATTACATTTAGCATCTTTGTCCCCTTTTTTATTTTTAAATCGAATAAGTAAACTTGTTTTTTGTGTACTTGCATTAATACTTTCATCTACAGCTATAAAATGAGACATTAGTGGTTCATTTAAAATCATATCTCTCATAATATATTTGTTTACTTGTTGATTTGGAAAATTGACAATACCATGTATATCTTTTTCAGTTATACTTTCAATAGCAATTGGAAATGAAAACAATTCTTGAATAAAGTCTATCATATTATCTATTATATGTTTTACAGATATAGTAATGACTATTTTATGATGTTCCTTACGAATAAAAATAGTCGTGTAGTCATTTTTTTCATCTATCATTTTTAATATAATTTCATCTTTGGAACTTTCTGTCCATTGTTTTAATTTTTCTTTGTCCACAAATACATCTTTATATTTACATAATGTATCATATGTGCAAAATGGAATACGATCTGTGCATTTGATATCATTAAATAAAAAAGATAAATGTCTATTGTTATTGGTTACAATACTTAGATTATATTCTGTTTTTTCAAATCTAGTATGTGGTTCTTTTTTTATTTTTTGTAATGTCTTGTATATTTTTGTTCTTGCTTTTATTTTTTCACAAAAAGCTGAAATTTCTTCTTTTACATGATGAAGAAAAATAGCTTTTTCACTTTTTAAAAAATGGGCTACATTTATTCCAGATACATGTTCATCTATAATTTGTTGTTCATCATATTCTTCTTCTGAATAAAATTCAGATATTTCTGACCGAGTAATAGGTCGATATGATAACCATAACTTTAATAATTTTTCAATAGTAAGAGAAGGATATCTAGTTTGATTTTCTTGAAAATAATCAATATATTCATCTAGTGTCATTTCTGTTTCTTTTATGTCGTCAATAATGCTAATACCTTCATTATCTATAAAAGATGGTAATAATTTATGGTCACACGCAATTCTTTCTTTATATTCATATTCTGTTTCAAAAGGATAAGGGTTATCACTCATTTATATGAAATAAGAACATTTTAAATCGCTGCGATTTAAAATAATACGGCTTTTTCTGCTGCACAAGAGCAGCATGCCGTGAAAATAATATTGACTTTTTTAGCTTTACAGGAGTAATACGCCGTGTCTTATTCATCCGAAGTAAATAAATCATCATAGACAGAATCAACAACAAGATCATGACTATTTTCATCCTCATCATCCTCTTCTTCAATTTCAAACTTTTCACCTTTTTCGTAGTCATTCATATCATCATCTTCGCTTTCACTATCTTCATTGTACTCGTCGTTTTTTAGTTTTTTACGTAAAAGTTCTAGCATTTCTTCTTTTCCTTTATTTTCACGAGATTCTTGTATTTTCATAGAACGTAATTTTTCAAGTGCGTTCTGAAATTCAAACTCAAAATCATCTTGCGCATGCTCACTATCTATATGATCTTTTTTGGCACAATTTTTATCTCCAAAAAATACAAGTTTAGAAACTAATTCTGGTGTACCATGATGTATTATCCATGATACATATCCTTGTAGTATTTTTCCCATTTTTTCTACATATTCTAGATTCGCAATATTTTTTGTTTTCATAAAAGCGGTAATGAATGTATTATAATAGTTCTGTTCTTCATATTCAAACAATGGAATAGTGTAATTAATTTTAAACGAAGTTAATAATTTAAATGCAAAATGAATATCTTTTTCTGTTAATGATGGTTGAATGACTTCTTTATAGACATATGAAACTCCTCCAATAGTATAAACGGTTTCCGCATTTTTGGTCTTTTCATCTTCTTTTACCAATATATGACCAGGTTTAGTTTGATAATATAAACCTTCAAGAGCATATCCAGTTTTATTAATCTTTTTTGCTTTAATTCGATCTTGTTCAATTTGTTTGGTCATTATTTTTTCTTTAAACGATAGAATCGAATCAAAAATATGTTTGAATGTGTTTACAATGAGTCCTTTCATATTAAATGCATCTTTCATTTTTTGAGACATACGAAGATGTAAAAGTACAAATTCTACTTTATTACTTTTTCCAAAAACATCTTCCGCTTCCACTAAAAAGGTTGGACTCAAATCACTAAAATTAAAATTGGATGGAACTTTTAAAATAACATCTTCTGTTTTACCAGATAAAATTAATTTTTTAGCTACTTCTTTTACATTAATACTATGTTTATGCATAAATAGATCCATTTTTGTCTTTACTTTTTTATAATCAGATCCTCCCCATGGTGCATCGATATAAATAAATGTGGCTGTTTTAAAATCATGGTTGGATAGTAGAAAATCTTTAGCAAATACTTTATTATTTACACACTTGAATGTGTTTATATTTTGTTCCAAAAGAGATGCAGTAAACGGATCAATTTCATATGAATAAATAGTTGCATTTTCAAAAAATTTACAGAAATGAATAGAATCTACACCAATATTTGCAGTTGCATCAATAATTAGTGATACGCGATCAGGGTGAAACCATGTTGTAAAGATTTTTTGTATTTGTTCAATATGCCATGGTTTCAAACAACTGTAATGGCTTTCATCTGTAACAACAAATTTTCGAAAATCAATACGTGTTTTATCTGCAATTTTGTCACTAGCAACTAGTACATTTTCATTAAATGTCATCAACTGTTTTTGTGGAGGTTTCATTCCTCGTACTTTTTTATGCGCATGGAAAAATTGTTCATAATAAGATTCAAATGAGTCTGATTCATTTAGTGTTAATCGAGCTTGTGCTGCAAGTTTGGTATGTTCTGAAATCCATCCAATATGCCCACCTAATGCTTCAATACTTTTGTAGTAAATAAATGCTATTTTCCATAATAATTGTCTATTTTCAGTTGTTAAACACACATCTGTTTTTTTATCAGATGGAATAGGTTGCATAAAATCAACTGGCAACATTGGAATAGTCAACACATGTAATACATTTGGTAGTTTTTCCAATAAACATTTCCAACATAACTCTACCATGCATGCAATAGAATCATTGAAAGAAGCATGATATGCTAGTTTAAACTCTTTTGACATATTTACTAATTCATTTACTTGATGAATAGAGAGTTCGCGTGCTTTTTCATCTTTCATTTCTTCTGTAATAGAAGATGACTTTATTGTTTCCAACTCTAGTGGTAATCCAATAGTAGGATACGATTCAATAAGACGATCACGTATTGCCATCAATTCTTTTCCAATAACATTGTTTTTACCAAGAAATTCATCGGATGGATCTTCATAGGAAATAATTTCATACTCATTTTTGGTAGATGCTAATAAATGAGATAATGCTGTTAATTCAATAATTGTAAATTTTTGAAACGTTTTATTTTCATAATCTTTTTCACTTAAAAATGTTTCATATATATATCTTTTTTGTAACAAATAATTCATTCGTCGTTGGATAAGATAGGATAAATAAATTTGTTTTGAATCATCGTAATTTGTTATCAATTCTTCATAAGATTTAAATGCACAATCACCAATTGAATTTGAAAAAAACTCTTTGATTTTTGCCCATATGGATTCATCACAATTTAACATATGCGTTACATAACTTTCTTTGATCATCAGTTTAGGTTTTTCAATGGATTGACTTTTTTTGAAAAAAACATAATGCATAATGGTTGGAAATACAAATGTATCAATATGGAATTGGACATATGCTAGTGGATGAAATGGTTCACCGGGATTAATAACATAGAAAGTTTTATCAACAGGTAATGGAATATCATATATTTTTTTACTCTTGGTATATTTGGTACTAAATACCTTGTATTCTTTTTTATTTTGTTGATTAATAAAAAGTTGAACCATTTGTCGAACAATTGGGATATTTTGAAAACGACGAGAATCTTCAAGAATGTCACGTTTCTCAGACACAGAAAGATCTGGATATTTTCGCAACTGTTTATCCCATTTAATATTATTTATGCGATAATACTCTTGTATGGCGTGATATTCATGAAAAGGAATTGGTTTTGAAACCAATTCTCCTTTCTCATTCCGTTCATTTATCCAATACATAGAAACGTCACGGAAGGATGGAGGATTTGGTATCGTCTTCCATTCATTTTGTTTGACAGCGTAACGATAAATAGCTTGTAACTCTTTGCGTGTGAGTGATATTAAATCAATAATCTCTTTCTTTGGAAAAAGTTCTGAAGCAATATTTAGATAATAATTAGTTGCTTCTGTCTTTTGTTTAGCTAGTAATGTCTCTCGTATATAGATGGGATACATCTCTTTTTCTGGATCGATAATACGATACATTCTGTATGTTTTAGAAAGATTGGATTCAGACCATTTCTGTATATATGATTGATCTTTTTCCCAACCTTGTTCTTGAATCACAATTGCTAAAAGCTTTTCCATTGCAGATGAATAATCTTGTTCACCTGTACGATCTTTCAACATATTCATGATCTGTTTTTTGTTGCAAATATCTGTAATGGAATCATCATGAAATATGCGTTGAGCAGCTTTGGCAAAAAAATCACGTGCATCATTTAGGCTTATTTTAATGGTTTCATGTTGAACTATTTTATTTATACGTATAGCTTCAATGTTTTGTAAAAAGCTCTTACGAGTATCTATTTTAATTTGTTTTACTTGTTTTGATAATGTTTTTAAGCATAACTTTGATTGTTTCTTTGGTTTAACAATTTTCTCATCTTCTTCTTCATCTTCGTCTTCGTCTTCGTCTTTGTCTTCGTCTTCGTCTTTGTCTTTGTCTTCTTCATCTTCATCTTCGTCTTCGTCTTTGTCTTTATCTTCTTCTTCGTCGTCGTCTTCTTCGTCTTCATCTTCTTCGTCTTCTTCGTCGTCGTCTTCTTCGTCTTCATCTTCGTCGTCGTCTTCGTCGTCGTCTTCTTCGTCTTCAGATTCTTGAACAATCTTCTTTTTACCAAACTGAAAAGATACATCATCATATTTACCATGATCGGTTTCAGGAATTAATGTACATTCTAACAAATCTCCCAAGCGATGTAATTCTTTTAGTCTTGTTAGTAATGATGCCATTTGATTGGTTGACTCTAATTCATTGATTAATGCTATTTTATACACTTGTTGTTTGGTTGTAATATTATTTTTTTCAAGAACAAGAGACAAATAACAATTTAATAATGTTACTTCATTCTTCTTTTTTACAGCTAAATGATATTGTTTCGTAAACTCTTGATTTGAAATGATATCAATAATGAAGGTATCCGAAAAATGTTGAATATAATCATTCAGGATAGATACATCATTGAACATTTCTTTTTGTTGGTGTGATAATGTAGCATAAAAATCAGTATCTGGATTTTTTCCTTTCGCAGTTAGATCAGAAATAATATCAGTGAGATCTTTCCACATATATTCTCCCAATCCGGATGTACCTTCTATATATTCTTTTTTTAGAGATACAGATAATTCATATATCCAATTGATAATAAGTCGAATCTGTTTTTTTCGATTTTCTTCCCATTGTTTTGAAAGGTCATAACGAACTTTTTCTAATGATTGTTCATATTTCTTAATAAAGGAATCCGTTGTATTATCCATTATTAATTTAAATGGTTGTGTTCCAGTATTTACCAATAAAATTGCTAATTCTGTATGTTGTTGATAGGTTGCTTGTAATGAACGAATAATGGCTTGTTCTGCAATTGTATCTTGCTCAAGGTCAAATTCTTGTACTGAATTGATGCGAGCTTGTTCGGATGCAAGTGTTTCATTGTAAGCACGCTTTCCTTCATCTGAAATGATAACAGAGTACGCTTTTGATAAAAGATTATCGGTAGCAGGGTGTAATGTGCCAAAAGGTTTATCATTTTTACTATGTAATAATAAATGATTCATTTATTATTATGGTAATAATTAAATAAGAAAAAAAACAACGTCTTTTTCAGATACTGCTATGTTTATAGATTATTCATTTTTAATTATAAAAATAAATTAAAAATCATCTTTTGATAGATATTACATAAAGGCTTCTGAACCACCAAATAATTGATCATCTGCATTTCGGCGAATCATTCCCAAACTAGCATCATTATCAGTAGTGCAAAACTTTTTGCAATTTTGCTGAACATTTGATCCTCCCATTTCATTCTCATATACTCCTCCAATAGGAGGATTTCCTTTGCAACCAATTGTATCATATTGAAACGTAGTAGGTTTTCCAAAATACAATCCGTGGCATCGAGGATTGCACTTGCTAACACTAAACAAAAAAGGTTCTTTTAAAGGTGCAAATGAACTATTTTTAATATAAATAAATCCAGCAACCAAAACACATAATAATAAGGAAAATATTCCGTTTGATACAACATCAGATTGTACTTTTCCCATCATCTTTGCGATACGATCTCCAAAAGTAGGTTGAGTAGCAATAAATAGGAGTAAACATACGAAGAGATAGAGTTGAAGCATTTATCAATAGTAAAAAAAATAAATTACGGCTTTTTACAAAAATGTTTGTTATAAATTACAAAGCTATTGTATTAGTATTTCATATGAAATAACATTCGGTCGGGGCCACGTTTGCGCATTTTTAATGGTGCGTATTGACGGAGACCGTGTTCATTAAAATCACCCAAAATAGTTGTCCATATTGTTAATTTACTATTTGCTTCCACCATTCCAATATCGGTACGAATACCACATACAAGTAATGAAATTGTTTTATCTACAATATAAGAGAAATCATCTTGTTGTGTCTGATCAACAACAAGAAATTTACCATAAATATCACCTGTACGAGGTATATGATTTTCATATACTCCATATAATGCACCCATGACAACTTTGTCGCTAGGTACAATATGACGCCCTTGGGGATCAACCCCTTCTAGGTAATGACATACTTGTTTTTTAATTAAATTGACCGTGCGTTGTGTAAATATTTTACGAGTAACAGGGTCCCAAGAAGATATAGTTGCCCACCCGACATATTGAGTTGGGTCAATCTGGTCACTATATCGATCAAGTTGATCTCCCCGAACGAATTCGGCTAGTTCATCTTGAACAAAATGAGCATGTTCCATTTATCAGTATAAAAATGTTTTTATACTGATTTAAAATGGTGGGTGGTAGTAAAATGGACGTGTTATTCGTGAGTAAATTTTCACCAGCATCTACAAAATTAGTAAAGCAACTTTCGGCTCATCCCGATTTAGCCGAATCTATTGCATTGGTGTATGTAGACAATAAAAACATTCGAAAACAAATTCAGCATAGTTCAAAATTATCTATTACCTCTGTACCTTGTTTTATTCGAATGAATGAAGAATCTGGAAATGTAGATGTATATGAAGGTGAAAGGGCATTTGATTTTTTCAAGTCTATTCAAACAAAAATGGAAGAACAGCAACGCGATGCAGAAAGACAACAGAAATATGAAGCAGAACTTTTTCAACTACGCGAAGAAAAGAGACAAGCGGAAGAAGCATTGGCAGTAAGTCAACGTCGACAAAATGAACAGCATGAACAACGTTCTATATTAAAAAATAGCAAGGTGGAGATTCCACAAGCAGTGCCTATTCGTTCATCTACAGTTGCATTTACATCAATTGAAGAATTGAATGACGAGCCAGAAGAAAATCCACATCTACCTAAAAGTATAAATACGTTTGTACATGTTGAAAAGGGAAAAGAGACACTTGAAGCTCATCTAAAGAAAGAAGAAAAAACCGGATCATTAATGACAAAAGCTGCAAAGATGCAAAAAGAACGAGATGACAAATCTACCACATTTTAGAGTTAAAATAAGCTTGAAATTTATTACTATAAAAGTAATAAAATACCTTTTTTGAAAAAGCCGTGTGATTAAAACATTGGAATAGGATTTCCGTTGGGTACACCATTTGTACGATTGCTCTTTTCGGCAAAATAATCATAATCACTTCCATATGCACATGAAAAACAACGAGGAGCGTGTCCAGGTGGCATATTTAACAACTTGTATTGCGGGCATGAATAAGATTCTTTTGTCATGTGAATTCCGGGACGAAGAATCACCAATACAACGAGTGCAATCAGACATACAACTAATGAAACAATCAATTCATCCATCTTTATATGTAAATTAGATTATATTATTTAATCTAATTTATCACAATTTCTGCTTCTATGCAACACGTCTAATACCAAATACTGCATCAATCTGAACAAGCGGATTAGGTGGAGATGGACTATAGTAGTCGGACATAACTGTTTGAAATAGTTTCCCATTTGGTAGAAACACAGAAAATCGCAAGTTATCATTTGGTTTAAATTTGACCGTTTGGGTCATCCCGCCTGCATCCAATTTAATAAATGGTGTACGAAGTGGGTCTGACAAGTCAGTAATAGGAACAAGAAATAATGCCTTGTAACTATTTGGATTGTTACTGTAAATAATTTGTTTTGAAGAGGTGCTGGGGGAACCTGTATTGGTAAACTCTACATATACATATGGATAGAAAGCAGTTCGCGAACCATTGGTAATCGTAATGTTTGGTAACGTTAAATTAATTAAATTGATTTCATATGCAACGGATTCACTTTGTGATACTACACTACCGTTATACAATAACGGTGTAAAATTATCATTCACAAATGTGACAATATTGATAATTGTTCCATCGACTGGAATAGATGGTGATTTACTTGAATAACTAGGATAAAATGCAGTTAATCCAGCGACATTCGGGTTTACTGGAGTTACTATACATGCTCTATTTCCTCCAATATACGAATTAATATAAAAACAAGAGCCTTCAATATTAAAAAGTGATGTAGTAAGTGTTCCTGAAGCAGGATAAACATAAATATATTTACCATTGTAATAATTATCAGTACTAGTTGCTCCAGTTGGTCCAGATGGTAAATAGATAACGTTGGAACCTAGTGATATGGTTGTTGGACTGGGGATGATAGGCGATGGTGGAGCGGCGGTGGTCCATATTTCAGAAGGAAGTGTTTTGCGCAAGGTGAGTTTATTACCAAGTGCAAACCCTCCAAGTGCAGATGAAAGCGTAAGAACACGTGTAATTGGATTATAAGATGTTATTGTAGTGTATATAATGGTATTGGACGCGATACTTGATGTTTCATTCATAATATAATATCCATTGTATGCTTGATCATAAATCAATAGCGTTTTTCCAGTCTGATCAATATAGGGTAGTGTAATAGAGGTAGAGGTACTTGGATCTGTAATGGATACAGCTGCTCCAGCAATAGGGGCAGTAGATAGTAATGGAACATTTACGGTAATCAATCCAGAGCTTGGTATATATGAATGAATGACACCAGCAGGTAAACCTCCTACAGTTAAATTGTATCCAACATAAAAATCAATAATAGTGGATGTTAGGCCAGCTACATAAAAACTAGTGGTGGTTGATGCTGGTGTAGTCATAATAGTTCCAGAAAAAGTAGCACCAGATGTCCAATAATAATTAATAATTCCTGTGGTAATCGGATCGGCTACATCCATTTGTTGGTTATAAATAGTAGCATTCGATGATCCATAGGTTCCTAAGACATTTACTGTATTATTCAATGAACGAGATGGTGAGAATGGTACTTCAAATTCGGCCGGATTCGGATATTGATTACGATTCCGTGTCGAACTAGATAGCTCAATAAACCGCCGGTTGCTCATTTTATTGTAATAAAATTATTTAAATAAGGCTTTTGAGTATCAGCATCTATTCAAGACAGATCTACTAATAATTAGTATTATCTATTCCTGTTAATCGCTGAATAGAAAATACCGCATCGATTTGACAAAAAGGATTGGGAGGTGCAGGACTATATGTTTCTTCAAACGGTGTTTGAAATAGTTCTCCAGTAGGTAAATAAACAGAAAATTTCATGATATCATTGGGACGAAATTTAATGGTCTGTGTCATACCTCGTGCACGTAATTTTACAAAAGGTGAATCACTCGGATTAGTCAAATCTTTTATAGGAATAATAAATAGCGCATTTTTGCTCATTGGATTGTTACTATAAATTATATTTTGATTATAACTACTGAGTGCCAAGAATTCAACATAAAGATAAGAATATTCACTATGAATAATATTTGGAAGGGTAATGGATGTTAATCCTACCTCATATGCCACTAGTTGATCTTGTGATACTGTACTCCCATTATAAGACAATGGTACATAATTGTCACGTAAAAAAGAAACTAGGTATACAGTTGTTCCAATTGGAATGGGGGTTGCAGATGATCCAATAGATGTTACAAAACAAGCCCTATATTGACCAACATACGCTGTAATCAAAAAACAGCTTGTGGACGACACATAAAGATACATTCCATTGTATATATTATCGCTAGAACTCGCAGAGTTTGGTAAAAAGATACAAGATGTGGTCAATGTAATGGAAGGTGATGAGTTTAGCAAAGTTAATGGCAAAGATGGACCGGATACTGTCGTTCCAACCCAGTTGTAAAGTGTTTGACGAATTGAATACTTATGTCCAAATACATTAATAGGATTTTTCAATGTGATGGTTTGAGTTATATTATCATAGGAAACAATAAGAGATGATACGATGGTTCCTCCATTCGATACAGTTTCATCAATAAGATAATAGTCAAGATACCATTGTTCAAATAGATTGACCTTTATACCGTTCAGATCAACAAGCGGTAAGACAACTTTATCTGCAAGTGTAGTTGTACCAACTCCTTGAATAAAATAGGTATAATTTTGAGAAGTCACAAGACTTGGAATCGAATTGAATGTGACAGTAGATATACCTGCACTATTATAGGTAGATGTTAAAATAACACTTGTACCAACTACTGTCAGTGTGCCCAACACACATATCGTAATGGTTGCACCTGTTTCATTTACATAATTGGGATAACTTGATGAAAGCGTCGCAGAAGTTGTGGATAGCGCGGTTGATATTCCTGTATCACTTGCACTAACAAAGAAATAATCAATTATTCCATTTGTTACTGTATCAAGTGCATTATTTTGTATTTGAAACAATGTCGATGTTGAACCAGTTCCATTTGTATATGTTCCAAATGGGAGTGTCAGTACGGAAGCAGATCCTTGGTTTGTAAAAGGAACATGAAAAGAAGATGGACTTTTGTACTGAGTTCGATTTCGATAAGAACTAGATAATTCGATAAAACGCGGATTACTCATTTTATAGAATTATCTTTTATTTAAAATAAATATGTCATACGTATCGAATGGAAAATTAAGCAAGGCTATTGTTGATAACCGAAAATTTTTTGCACCAAATGCATTGATTTATGAAAAAGAACCGCCTTCTGCTCTTTTAGTGACAGAAGAAAACAATATGCAAGAACAACAAAATTATTCCTATGGAAATCCTCTTCAAGATAATATGTATTCCTACCGTTATGATTCTTTTATAGCTGGACATCGTGATATGGATCGCAAGGTTAAACCATATACAGATATTCCTTTACCAAACCCAGCTAAAATGTCTGTCGCAGAAGTTGAAGCTGGGCAGCTTGCTAAACCTATTAAAGAAAACTATGAAGCACATTCGGATGGTGTGTGTAGTATTGATGATGATGGTGTCATTAGTGTTTGTGGAGGAGGAAAAGAAAATTTGTATAGTATTATGGATCCTCGATTCAATTTGCGTGAAGCAGCGAAAAATATGATTCTTCTAGAAGATCATCTTTCACATCGAGGAAAAAGTTGTCAAGATTGTATTTTAAAACACTGTTTAATGATTGAAGGATTTCTAGAAGAGGGTGTAACCTTAGATAAGAAGAGAGAGTATACAATTCATTTTGATGCCTCTGTAGTTGCATTTCGAACCATTTTTAAACATTTATCAGAATTAATTGTAAAAGGTGAATTAACAAATGAAGTATGTTGCAAGATAGCTCAAGATATACGAAAGATTAGAAAACCTCTTTGTCAGCAATTTGCAACATTTTTCTAAATAAAATAAAAAAATAATATCTTAAAGAAAAGATGTCGTTCCTTAACCCTAACTTTTCGGTTTCTCGAGTAAACACCAATATTCCTATTAAATTTGCCGCTCCTGGCCAAGATACGACCAGTGTCTTTGTTGGTGTGTTTGCAGACAAAGCGGCAGGTAGTTTTCCTGCTATCAACTCAAGCGATGCTAGCTACCAATATGCAGTTAATTTTGTATCAAATGCTGCCGCTTCGTACAATACGGGAAATCAAGCAACTTTTCCTCATATGGATGGGCTGGTATCTGGTATTAACATCAAGCTTTCTGCTTAATTCTATTTATCTAGTTTTATTTACGTTTAATGTAAATAAAATCATAACGGGACCCTAATGGGAAAGCGCAGGTTGTGCAAAAATCATATTACTTTTTTAATACCATTTGAGGATATGCATTCCCTTCTTTTCCATAAGTAAGCGGATTGTTCCATGCTTGGGAAATAACACGGGCTCCGTTATGAGGAATACGAAAAGGATCACCGAAACGAAGTCCGCTGATAACAGGTGCAATAATTTCAGAATTTCCAATAATACAATTTGTACCACAACCTTTAAAATCGGTTAGACACGACATGGTTTTATAACTCATTTATTATACTAGCAATAAATTATTTATACGGTCTTTTTAATTTGATAGGTTTTTCACCTTCAAATTATATAAACTATTGTTTTAATTTACTTCTTTGCAATACGACGCACAACACTCTTTGCAGGAGCTACTTCGACCACCGGAGGAGGGGGAGGCGTAGCAACTTCTTCATCATCTCCTTTCAACGATCCGGTATCATCGTCATCACCATCCTCTTCTTGCGACGGTTGAGGAGCCGGAGCCGCAGCGGCCGAGGCAGCATCACCGCCACTAGGACGCATCAAACGCTTTACACCAGAATCTTTCATCTCAATTTCGGCTTCATGAAGTTTGACTTGCAGACTAACCTTGCTACCAATAAAGATACCTTCAATCTTGATTGCAGCCTTTACAAAGCATTGCTTGTTCAACAAGGTCATCGGCTCGATATCACGACCATTCTTATCATAAAAAATGCTAGTAATAGAATCGTTCTTCTTGTTTTGCAAAAGCTTAACATAAAGCATGGGACCTTTGCCTTCAATGATTTTGCCTTTCTCTTTGCTAAAAAAGAGAGGGTTAAACTTCTTCAGGTCTGCCTTCTCTAATTCATACTTTTGGACATCATCACGATGCTCCAAGATATATTCTGAAGCAGCTTCACAAATCTTGGTAAAGGTTTCGGTAAACTCTTTCTCTTGCTTGGAAGGAGTGTCCATGTTCCATAAGCAAATTGCCAGCGTGTAACCATCCGTCTTGCCAGTCAACATGTTGACGTTCGGCGACAAACCAAACGAAAACAATCGCGACGTTTCCAGGATCAATTCACCCATGGTGCCATCCGAATTTTTGGTTCCCATTTGAATACGCTTGAAGGTCACCGCGCTGTTTGGAATAGATCCATCACGAGGCTTGCCAAAGACAAGGTTCTTCACATTGTAGCCAGAGGCCGACGTAATTTGGGTGTTATCAAAGCTCATGCTCGATCTCTTTTGTTTGTTTTGTTTCCTCTTTAAACATAAAATGTAAAAATCAATTTTACACTTTTGTATTTGTGGTGAAAGAAATACTCAATTGTCAAAGATACCTAGTGACCAAAAGGTGAAAATAAACATGTATCAAAAAACTAAGTAATAACACCTATATAATTTATGATATAATTTTAAAGATACTATTACTTTAAAATTTATATAGAGAAGTTATTGTTATTACTTGCGATGAATTACGTATTTGCACAACAGAAAAAAGAACAGAAAAAAGATACATCCGTGAAAAATCAAACCTAGTAGTGTCGTAGAGTTATCTTTGTCTAGTGTATCAAATACCTTGTCCGTTAATTCATAGAGTCGGTGATTACTCAATATCATAAACAATAATGCAGCCACGCCAACATATGTTAGTTGACGTAATAGTTTATTGTTCATATCACTATCTGTTTTAGATTCTGGGCAAACTACATGAGTCTCCGTAATCGGCTTGCATTTGGTTAAACAATCAGCGCAATAGTCTTCAGATTTAACAGATTTTGGCTTATTGGGATCAACATGACAGAAATGAGAATCAACCTTATCATAATTCATATAGTCTGGGAATGGATCTCCATTCAACCCAACATAATTTGAGACAGCGCCAAGTATAGCATACCAAGTTAGACCACCTTCTTTTCCAGTAAATCCACTATTTGCTCCATAGATACAGTTTCGTTGTCCAATAAAGCTCTTGCATCCAAGCATAAATGCTAAAATGTATGCAGCTTCTGATACACCTTGGCTAAATTCGGTATCAAACCAATTTCCCATAGGTGCGCCATTCAAATTGATTCCTGTTTTTTCATAAAAACCAGCAGGAGAATGAGCCATTTGGATTTTGTCAATGACATTGATCATTTTCCAATGATCGTCGTTCAAATCGCCAATAGTAAAGGAACAATCTGTAGAAAACTGATTGATATACTTTAGCGCATTTTTGATATTGTCAGTATCTTTTGGACTAATACGAAAAGTACTCATTTAGTATAACTATGAATTTTATTTTTTATGGATTTCTAGTTGAACAATTTTAAGAGTTTTCTCTTGAAATTGGGGTTTTAATACTATACATATCGTTTATAATTGATCCTTTGTATCCAAATCTGGAATCGGAAACTGCTTTTTCCAGGAATCTACAATTAATTTACGAAGTTCTAGTTCTTTTCTTGGTTTATCATATTTATAAAAATTCTTGAACAATGTATCAAATTTTGGAGAAACTTTATGTAAAATTTCAATTGATTCCAATGTTTGCTGCATATACCGAATCTGTTTTTCATAAATCATATACGATGCTTCCATAATAGTCATATAAAATTCACGTGAAACTGGAAAAAAGAAAGACATGATACTTGACATATCCCAATTTTCAATCACTCTTTCCATTGTATGAATTAAATTTATTTTTTTGGTATAGTTTTTGCATACAACATAACATTCCGAATGTACTGGACGGCTTGCTATTGGTTTAGTTATATGTACAGATTCAAATATAACACACAATAAACTTAATGCAGAAATTGTAGATGGTTTAAAAAAAGTAGACAACTTGCAAACCATATGTCCACCATCTTTTAAGATAGTCATTCCACATAAAAGTTGCGACAAAAACAACTTGCCTTCTTCCATTTCCTGATTATTACAATCATCGATACTGGAATAAATACTTGCATCACTTGTATACAAGTCAACTGTTGTTAATTTTTTAATATAGTTGATTGTGTTTTTATCTGTAATATCACCAGAACAATGTTCGTTCATTGTCCACTGTTTTTGATAGTGTTTAAACAAATCAAACTTGTCATCTGAAAAACCACTAAAGGGTGTAGTAGTTTTCATTAAACTATTTGCAAACCATTTATATTGTTTGTTTGATGTTTTTGTTTTAATATAATGATGAATAGCATAGATAAAAGACCCAGGAAATTCACCATTACAAAATACAGTAAAATCGGAAGCATGTTTATCAGGGATAAGGTTAAATATATGCAACATTTCCCAACATTTTAACCATGAATTAGTAATAGCTTTTGTATTTTTATATTTTAGTTGCTTTTCCAATTCAAATTTTGTAAAGTTTTTAAATTGATCAAGCACACTAGAAGCACGTCCAAAATACTCTTCTTTGTAGGTATCTGTATTCAAAAAAAGCTCATTTTTTAATTTGGAATCACACAGACGTTTTTCCAAATACATGGCATTTGGTTTAATCAAATCTTTCGATACTGTACTATCTAATAAACATACTATGGCTTTTGTATCATCAACTTTGTAACTGTCTTTGAAAAAACGCAGTAAAAAATTTTTGACGACCGTATATTTTGGCGAATCTTTCTGGTCAAGCTGTTTAGTAATCATTAAAACTTCTTTTTCTGAAAGATACGATAATTTTTCTGGATCAAGATTTGTATAAAAATTTATTATTATTTGATTTAGCTTGATATTATCTATCACTTTTTCAATACTATTTTTTTGTTCTAATGTCATTGCTTTTTTTAGAAATAAAAAAGAATTACATGAATATTCTTCAATATAACGCGTAAAAACATTGTCTTTAATGTCATCAATATATATATTTTCAAGAAGAGTGAAAATTTCAAATGATGAAATAGACTTGTTATAATGTATGATCGCACAACCTCTTGGATTATGCAAAGAAATAGTATCTTCTATCTCATGCAAACATGTTAATTGTTCTGTTCTTATATTGTAAAAGCAATACTCTGTTTCCATTCCTTCCATGATACCAAATTTTAATAGATTTCCATATAAATCTAATAAATACGAAATACCATTAATAATTTTATATATACAAGGAATGGTATTTACATAATCATTAACTAATATACCTTTTTTGTGTTTGTTCATTTTTGGTACATAATGAAACTGGAATACACGGGTATCTAAAGGTAAAAAGGTTTGATACGCAATTTGAACTATTTTTTCTTCTTCTCTTGACATAATGTCATAATAATTCGTAAAAATGAGATAAATAGTATATTGAAAAGCAGACTCGATATCTTTATCTAATACTTCCGTGATAAAAGTAGTGTCATCAATTTTAATTATACAATTTTGTGAAGTAAAAATATGTATTGTTTTTTTTACAGATTTCCACTGACGCTGATCCACTTTTTCTGATTTTATTTTGAATTCGACCAGATCTGATAAATCTCCCCAACTGTTGTTTTCAATCATAACTTCTTTTTTATTGTATCCAAGCACATCAATACCGCACTGAAATTGGATAAGAGGAGTTTGGTTGTACTTTTCCACCGTATAAATTTTAGAATCAAGTTTATACATGTTTTCTCCAAAAGAAAACATTGTGTCTAGTACAGAATATTTAAAATTGGTATTATTTTGCAGTTTTGTGACGATGTCATCTCTTTTTCCAACATTAAAAAACTCGAGAAAAAAAGGTTTGTCAAAGTCTTTTTCATGCAAAAAGACGAATGACATGATTCATTTTTATTTACTCTTTTAAATGAAAAATCATTTTTCATAGTCTTTTAAAACATAGTAATAGGACTACTGTGTTTTCCTAATTGTATATTTTATTACTATAAAAGTAAGACTAAACCAAGTTTTGCTTAGAATGGTGGAGCCGCGAGCAGCAAAACTCAGTTTAGTCAACGTAACCTTAAAATTATACCTAGTTTCAATCTTGTGTGTATTTCTTAATATATACTAAAAATTGAAGTAAGAGATCTAATTTTGGTTTTCCCCTATATTTAAAATTATAGTTTTTTACAAATGTTCGTAATTTAGGTTTATAAGATATAGCTTCAATGGTTCCACACGATGTTTTGTAATTTTTAATATATTTTTGTGGAAGATAGGTAGATAATTCTTTTGAAAAACTTCTTTTCCATGGTACGATTTGATAGAATGGTAATTTATAATTCGAGCAGCATCCAATCACATCACTTATACTTTGATCACCTGTTACAAGAATCTCTCTGACTGAATATTTCATTAGACTTGTAATATTTTTATACGGTTGAGGAAGGATATCTTGTCTAAACGTCAATATAGTAGATCGGTTTTTTGTATCATCCGTAAATACGGTTTTAATTGATGTTTTTGTTTGGATAATGACAATTGAAAAATATTTACCAACGGTACGGATCATAGCTGGTGTGATAGTGATAGATGGTGGAAGAACAATATCGAAATGTTTGTTATTGGCATACTTTTTAGAAACCATTTTGATAAATGATAATGCACATCGGTCTGTATCTGGTTGCCCAGCTGCTATGTATAGATATGCATATTTATTAGGCAAGCTCTTCATTCTTTTTGTTTTATTTGAAAAAATAGAATCTAACAATATACCATCACGATTTTTACCAACACCCATATCAAAAGTGAATAAGTCACCGTTTGGATGATTGTATTCAGAAAAAAATACGGTATTTAATTTAGTTGCATAAGGTAGTAATTTTCTAATGTCTCGTAATGATGGATCATGATTTGTTGTCATTGGTGCAACCATAATAAGATCTACCATTGGTATATTTTTTTCAAAAGAAAGTGTTCCAAATCGTCTACATTCGGTAGATTCTTTTTTCTTATTGATGAGGGACAATACAGATGATTTTGATACGCCTAGTTCAATAAATGCATCTTTATTTGTGGTTGCAATTATACATGTGATACCATACCATTTTTTTATATAAGTTGATAGCTTCATTGCAAAAATAACATCTCCATAACCTCCACAAGGTGCATTTAAAATAAGAATACGTAGATTCACCTTTTTAGATAACTGTTTAAAAAGGTGACTTACTTTTAAAAGTGTGGGAAACATTTATTTATAATATATATTTTTTTATACTAGTAATAAAATGAATTTACCATTCCCACAAGGAGCGTCAAAAGATAAGTCTATACAAAACTTGACTAATTCACTAGTTAATATTGTTATTTCTGAAAAAAAGTGGAGAGAACCTGCATGTTGGAATAGAATAAGACAAAGAAATGAAGCTAAAAAAAGAATTGAAGCTCTAGGTGAAGTATTTGAAAATTTGAAACTCAAAAATGGTCCTTGAAGCACGCCCAATAAGGGGTTATCATAGAGACGCAAAAGGCAAATTTTAAAGTAAAGTGACCTTAAAATTATAGTGGATAGCAGTTGTGAAATTTGTAGTTATATTACAATATTTGTTCATTGTTTGTATTTGTTACTTCATTTTGTTGATCCAATTTATTTTCATTTGGAGTTGAATCTTTTTTAGTTTTTTCGCAAAGTTTAATACATTCATCTTCATCAAAATGATATTCATTATCATTAACATCTTTAATATGAACATGTTTTAATCCAAAGTCTCGTGGGTAAATATCCATATTATGACAATCTAGATTAGGGCCTAGATATGGATAAATATCATCAAAAATATTGTTTCCTTCTTCATCTTTAATAAAATCAATCGGCATAACTCCCTTTGGAACTTTTAGCAAATAAACAAACTCTTTTTCCTTATATTGATAAGGAACTTTTACAAGTTTTTTATTAAATTTATCAAGCGTTGGTGGAGCAGAAGGAAAAATGAATAGTTTAGCAATTTTGACAATATCATATGCAATTTCACAACAATATTTTTTATTCTCTGGATCCACGGTGGACTTGAAAATACGGTAGAGCTGGTATCCCTTTACAATTTTTTTGTATTGATAGAGACACAATAAGATAAAACATACAAGAATATAGAAAATCATTTTATTAGTAAATGATTTTTTAAATAAGGATTAATTATATACAATCTTTTGTGAAGATAAAGTTATATATTAGGCCGTAGTAAATTGTTTAATGATTTTATAATAAGAACGAAGTACACAATCAGACAACATCATCTTATGCATCACATCCAATGTAACTTTACGAGTTTGGCGTTCAGCCCAGTACCATTCATGTACATATTTAACAATCATCCATTCTTCTGTTTTCATAATTTTCTTGTCTTTTTTAACAAATTTGGCGAAATATAAATTATGAAGATGCTTTGCAATTTTAAAAGATAAATTGACATATTTTTGAGATTTATTTCCAAATTCAGGATATAGTTCTACAAAGGTTTGGTATAGTGGAGAAGTCATGTCTCGCCATAATTCCAAGTAACGAAAAGACAAATCTGGTTCATTATTACGAACACGAGCCTTGTTTTGATAATTGACATTTACAATTTTAGTAGGAGTGCCACTTGCTGTATCAAATAAAATAACCCCTTGTTGTAATTCAGGATTACAATCATAAACATAAGATTGAAGTTGGGTCAAAGATTGAAAACAGAGTCGTTCTTGTTTGGGAAGACCAATAGACATCTCTAAATCAAATACTTCATTATTTAATAGGGTGGCAATATGAAAAATAGTTGGAATAGAAGGAGATTGAGATACAACACGAGTTGAATCTGTATTTCGAACCAAAATAAAATACACGTGACTAGGATTTAGTGTAGTTGTCCAGATGTCATAGGAGATATCCAATGCTTCAAGCGCTTTAGATGCAATATCTCCAAATGTCTGGTTTCCACCCCATCTACTAGTAAATGCATCTAATTTTCGATGTGTGCTAATAAACCATTTATTTTTATATGAAAACAAACGTAACAATGTACCTTCAAGTGCAGGGTAGCATGCTACCTTTGTTAAATCAATAGAAGACAAATCATCTTCATTGGTATATTCACATGTATATCCAAGCGAACGAGCAATAATATTATCTTTATCGCAAATTAAACCTCGAATTTTTTTTAATTCATCCAAACTATTATTATCGCATTGTTTATAGGAAATAATATTTAATTCATCTTTTGAATCTGTCTGTTCTAATTGAGTGGACAAAATAGATGTAGTAGAAAGAAAAGTTAACAAAGGTAAAGGTAAATTAAAGGATAAAGAAGACATCTTTTATATTATAGGTATCTCTATAAATAATAATTTTACAAAAAAATTATCTTTTAATAAATGGCAGGAGATCGAACATTTGAAGTAGTTTCTGTAAATGATAAATCAGTTAGTAAAGGAGGGCATTATACGGGTTCAAACCATATGAGTGCCGCAAAGAAAGCATATGCAAAATTGGTTGCAAAACCAAAGCGTAGTAAGGGTAAAAAAAGTGGTTCTCGAAGCCCTGCCAAGAGTTCATCTAGTATGATTATTACCATGCGAGAAATGACACAGGGTTCGGATCATAAAGAATTAACCTACAAGGTGAAGCGTCAAGCACTGAAGAGCCCTAAGAAGGTAGTGAAAGATGGAACGACTGTTTATTTCTATTTTGAAACATCGGCAAAAGCAGTAAAGCACTAAATAATGGGCCGCAAAAAGCAAATTTTAAAGTAAATTACCTTAAAATTATATTCACGTACCCGCTATAAAGACCGTGTTATATTCGTTAGCTTTGGTAAAACGATAACAATGTCATTGCCATCAAGCTATGAAAATGAAAATCACTTTTTTCATGGTTACTTAATTGAAATGATCTGTTTCCAATGATGATTGTTTTACATCCTTCTACGGATATCCGATTTTCCTGTTCTTCATGATCATGAATATAAATCATATTAAATAATGGATACAACAGGTCATCAAGAAATGTGGATAAAATATCATCAATATTATGACCATTGCAAAATACGGTTCTCATTTTCATAAAAATAGTAAATAATTTCAAGTTTGTGCTTTCATTGTATTTTACTGGTAAAAGGACATCAAACAAAAAATAAGTTTTTGTTGAATCGGCAATAGAGATAGGAATAGTATAAAAAGAAATAATGTCAGGCATACTATTTATTTTTTTGTTACTTTATTAAAAAAATATCATTTTCAAAAATTTCCATCACTTTCATCAAATTCATGAATTGTTAATTCTGTTGTTCTTCCTATACGTAATGCACGTCCCATTACTTGTTTTTTAATACTTTCAGACATTCGATGATACAGAATGATATCATCTGTTACTTGCAAATTAATCCCACTTCCATTAAAACGAGAATTTAAAAAAATAAGACTTATTGAACCGTTTACAAACTGTTCTAATTTTGACTCTCTCGTTGTTTTTTGACCACATAATTCTGCATAATCAATATCATTTTCTTCTAAAATAGATCTAATATTATCAAATGTTTCATCATAAGAAGAGAACAAAATAATTTTGCGTTTCTTCTGAACACAATCTTTAATAATATCAATCACAATCTCTTTTTTAGATTTTTTAGTATTTTCTTTACTTTTTTTATCCTTTTCTTCTCCAATAAAAGATAATTCGCTTGTAGTTAGTTTGTGGCGACATAATGGGCATGTATTGTTTGTTTGTAGCCATTTCATAATACAATTGCCACAAAAGATATGATTACAACAGGACACCATTGTATGATTTGTCACTTCTTCATAACAAATACTACATTCATCATGTAACATCTCATTATACTTTGTTTCAATGTCATTCATTTCTTTTTGCAATTCATCAAGACGACTTTTCCAAATAACAATTTCTTTTTCAATACCTCGTTTGGTCCAAAAATCTAATGATTGTGTACAAGATATAATTTTTTCTTGTTTTTTTGTTTTTACAATATCAAATAAATTATTACTTGAATAGATATTTCCTCCTAATCTTTCAATGGCGCCACTAATATTACCAGCAGTGATCATTGTCTGTGTTTCAACATCAATATAATTTCCTAATACTTGTAAAATACGAGGATTGATACATTGGTGAACAATTCGTTGTATGGGAGGCATTGTAAATGATTCATGAATAAAATGTTCTTCATTTTTAATTACAAAAAAAGGTAGATAATTATAAGGAATTGTTCTGAAAAAATTTTTTAAAAAGTGACTTTGATTTCCTCGTATGCTATATAAAAATTCCCATGTGGCAGTAACCAACCACATAAATCCAAAATGTACTGTATTCATGGATGTTATATACGTTGATGATGCTTCATCAAAAATAAATCGTTTCCATATAATATTTTGTTCAATCACATCTGTAAAATAGTTAAATTGGGTTGAGCTAACAATAACAACATCATGTTTACCTAATTTAAAATCTGCTACATTTTTTTTAGTAGAAATTTCATATACTGATAAACTTGGAGCTTTATCAAAATAATATTTCCATTGTTTCATAATAGATATAGAACATACAATTAAATTTGTTTTCACCCTTTTTTTATCAGGTTGAGGTATAATAATGCGTACTGATGGATTTAAAACAACCAATCCATTCTTCATAAATGGTTGTGTGATATTCCATTCCATTTTATCTCTTAAAATCAACGCTACTATACTATAACTTTTACCATATCCAGGAATATCACCAAGAATTCCAAAGTCTGTTTCTCCATAATTATTATGAATATTAATTTTTCTATATTTTTCTAATTCTTCCATTTTATGCACAGATACACGTTGATGTTGATAAAGAGTAATAGATAGTCCTTCTGGTTGTGAAATTTGTGGATACAACATACTTTTTTTAGAGTCAGTGACACACGCAGAATCTGCCATTTCTTTATTTATATTTAATCTATTAAATTGGATAAACATTAAAGCATCCAAAAAGTGCACTAGCTAGGTATATTGGCTGATAATCTATTTAAACATACTCGTTTTTATAAAAAAATGCAGGTAGTTCGTCTATCTGAAAATGCTATTCTTCCAACAAGGGGATCAACTTTTGCTGCTGGCATGGATTTATATTCACCTATTTCTGGTACCATACAATCGCAACAACGACTACTTGTTCCTCTTGATATTTCGATTAAATTACCAAAGGGAACGTTTGGGCATATTTTACCTAGGAGTGGACTTGCTCTTAAACAAGGTATTCACATTGGAGCGGGAGTTATCGATGAAGATTATCGAGGAAATGTTGGTGTTTTGTTATTTAATTTTGGTCAACAACCATTTTCTTTTTCAGCTGGCGATCGCATTGCACAACTTGTTGTTAAAACATATGAATCAGTAGAAATAATTGAAACACTTAAGCTTGATGAGACCACTCGTAGTGATGGAGGATTTGGAAGTAGTGGATTATAACATAACCTTTTCAGCAAAAACGCAAGCATAATAAATACTAAAACGAACAAAGGTCGGAGCTGTAAACAGCAAATTTTAAGGTAAACGTAACCTTAAAATTATATATTTAGTAGCAAGTCGGTCCGTGAATTTATTCACCACAGATACGAATAATCTCTTTGCTTATTTTATTGATGGTGAGTTCACTTAGTTTTATTTTTTTAATGAAATCTTTAATATTAAAATTATTTGAACCCATTTTTTTTGAAAAATAGTAGTAAATTAATGAACTAGCTACACTTTGAGGTCGTGATCGATTAATAATACTACTTTTATTTTTAATATTTTCATACAATGCTGAAATAAGTGTTTTGTCATTTTCAACATGTTCAAATTTCAAAATATATTCATTAACAAGTTCAATTGGGGTAATGTATTTATTTACAATATTACCATTTTTAGGTAAATTTAAATTGACATGTTTAAGACCTTTTAGAATTATTTTCTTGTCCAGATTAAAAATGGTACGTAGTGTATCACAACTATATATCTTCCCATTCATTTTGACAGAATGAAAAATACAACCAAAAATAATTGCTTTTCTAGAATTACCTCTATAAATTTTTCCATTTGTTACTTGTGTATAGATATCATTTGCTGTATTGACGATTTTATCGGAAAATCCCAAATTTTCAACATCTCTAAATATACTTTTATCTTCCATTTTTCGTATATGACAGCGATTTGGATCTGTATTTTTCCTTGTATCATCATTTCCATAATATCTCCAATCTTTTTCATAGGAGACAATTTTACGAATTTCTTTTCCACATTCTACACAAGAAACAATTCCACTTTCATTTATCACTTCATCATGATTACATTCACCAATATCCATATCTATTTCATCTATTTCATCATATTTTATAATATCTATTTCGTCTAGTTCATCAAATATATCAAACTCGCTTTGCATTTATTTTTATCATTCTTTATGTCTATAAAATCACATTTAGATTTTTTTTAACGTAGTATATTATTCACAGTCTGCTGTGAAACCCGTTTTATTTAATTTGTTTTTCACGTTCATTTACATCTTGAAAAATAAAAGCCATTAATTGAGGAATGGCACCACGAATCGTTTGTTCATTTTGTTTTATAGTTTCTTCTTGTTGATGTTCTTTTGTTGTTTTCCAATTTTTATAATGATCCAACATGCCATTAATATAATGCAAAAAGTCCGCTGAAAAAGGTTTATTTGTATATGGATTTATTGTAATTGGATTTTTCTGCTTTGCAAATTCTGACAACTTGAAACAATAAATTTTTCCATCCTCATTATAATGAACAAGATCAATGGTCGTTACATGGTCAAATATTTTATAATCATAACAATACTGACTTGTCATCGGCTTATACATAAACGGTTTTACTGTTTCATGTATAGATGTTTCACAAAGTAAATTTTTACTGATCATCATGCGTTCAATGGAACGTTTTACAAACAACGCAATATAAGTGTTTACAATATCTTTGATATCTTGTTGGTAAGCCTCAACATAGGTTTGATAAAATGCTGGATATTTTTCGACAAAATCACTTGAATCAGGTGAACTTGCAAAAAGATCATCTAATTCCATACCATGTGTTTCTTTGAATGATTTTAGATCATGATCCAGTCGATTACGTGGTATACTAGGATTTTGAAATATATCATATAGTATATCTTCTACTTTTAGTTTAGCAATAGATGCAATAATAACTTCTATATTTTCTTTTGTTTTTTCATTATATACTGTGGTTGAATAAAATCCGCTACGAACTCGATCATTAAATACTTTTGCATGTTCTTTTAGATAATTTTTATCGAGAAATACAATAAGTGTACCAAGATTTTTTAAATAATCATAAACTGTTTTACCTTGTAATTGATCTACTAACATTTTTAATTGCGTATAGGTCTGCTGATCTGATACAAATAAACGATGGAATTGTTCTAATGCAAATGATTTTAAAAAATCTATATAATTTTCAACGGGTGTATTTCCAATGATACGAATACGTTCTGATACAATTTGTTGTACAAAAACCATCCACTCTTTTTCCTCTGTAAATGTAGCTTCTGTATTTTTAACAATTTGTTGATGCTTGGATTTATACAATATCTTGTAAAAAATAACCATCTCTAATTCTTCGCCTTCATATGTAATAGTAACTACATCTCCATGTTGTTTTTTATTACACAATAATAGATCAAGAAAAGTTGTACCTTGATAACATTCTACTTCATCAATTAATTTCTTTGAGTTTGGAACAATCAATGGACTGATATGTTTTGGCTCAGTGATAAAATGAACCCAAAACACATTAGCATAATGCTTAACCCACGGTTTTTTTAAATAACCCTCCAAACACTCATTTTTTGAAAAAGTTTCTTCTTTTTGTTGGGTTTTGTCTAACTTTTCAAATGGACGAATGGCCATCAATGATAAAGATTGTTTTGTATGTTGAAGCATATCAATCTTTTCAATGATTCGATCTTTTATTTTTTCTTCATATTCTTGTTTGAATAAATCAACAAAATCCGTAAAAAGTTTGTATTCAATATAATTATCATCATATAAGCGTTCAGACATTTCTATTTCTTTGATTTTCTCAATGATTACTTTTTTATTTATTGACGGGTTATCTGATGAAAGTTGTTTATGAAGCTCTCGATTCTTTACGGAAAGTTCTTTTCGAAAGGCTTCTGCGTATTCATACCTAGCCAACCCAACAAGTTCAAATAAAAGAGCATTTTCTTTTGTAATTGTTTTTTGTTTATGATACATTTGTAATGCCAATTCATAATCATGGATTCGTTTGTCAATTGTTTCTATTTGTTTAATAACCGTAGCATTTGATCCAGAAGAAATAGCATATTCTTCGCGTCGTTCTAATAATGTAATTGATAATTTTGCCAATTTAATTTGATGTAACAAATCATCTGCAATCATTTGCATACATGACTGTTGTATCTCAACAGGTTTTTTTGTTACTAATTCTTTCAATCTAATTATTTCTTTTTCAGCATATTCATAGTTTGATGTTTTTAGTAAATTTTCCATCTTTTTTAGTTGTTTTTTAACCCAATCTTGATTATTACCTATTATTTTCCATGACATTAATAGTTTTACATAGTCTTCTGGAAATGTATTTGTTTTTTTATAATAGTTTAACAGTTCCTGTGCTTGATGAATATAGATTTCATTTTTGTTTTTTTGATTAATAATAGATTCATCTGGATTATTTTTCAATACATACTTTTTAAACTGCTCTGCTTGTTTTTTCATGTCTGAAGTTAAAAATGATTCTTCTTTTAATAGCAATAGTTGCTTTTCTTCGAATAAATCAAATTCATCTAGATTTTCATCAAGGTATTCGATATAGTCTTCGTCTTTTAATAGCTGAAGTAATACAATAAAACTATCATCGGTTGGTGTATATTTTTTCAAATAAGAATGAACAATTAATTTTAAATGTTCTGTATTTACTTTACGAAATAATTTAATAAATTTCAAACGATCCGGTTCATCATTTGCAAATTTTTCTATTTCTTTAGAAATCTCTTCAGATGTTTTGTTCTTGACTTTGTTCATAAATTTTTGTCTTGCAATCTCTTCTAAATCATACGATAGTTTTTCAGAACGTTTGATATCGTCCATCTCTTCGATTTCTTGTTCCGTTTTTATCATTTTAATAGCATCATTCTTATTTTTCCATTGTGGTTTTTTGGTTTTAACTTCGCCAGTGAAAATAACACCATTCTTTTTCAAAGCTTCGTATACCTTTAAAATATTTGTTTTTTTCTTTAAAAAATCATTGATGTTTTCTTTCGTAACCGTATCTTTTCCAATAAGAAGATTTATATTTCTACCTGGTTGCTTGAATACTTTTTTAATGGTTCCAGCTGTTATTTTTGTTTTTTCCATCATCTTGATCGTTGCTTTCGAATACGTCTGTTTCTTAGGTTTTGGTGTTGGATCTGATTCCGACTCTGAATCCAAGTCTGATTCAGATTCAGGAATCGAGTCGGGAACCGAGTCAGAGTCAGAGTCAGGCTCAGGTATTGACTCCGACTCTGACTCTGACTCTGATTCAGGTATAACAATCTTTTTTTTATTACCAGAATCTATAGGCTTCTTTGCCATTTTATTATATATTAATATTTTAAATATACAACGGTTCTTAAATAAAAATGTAATTATTTAAACAAATAAAATACAATAAATTTGATATGGTAGAACATACTATTTACATTAATTTAGAAAAACGTAAAGATCGAAAGATGGACATTGAAAAAGAATTAGCAGACAATTCTATTGTGGCCGAACGATATAATGCAATTTATACTCCTGGATGTGGTGCTATCGGATGTTCATATTCACATTTGAATGTATTAAAAATGGCAAAAGAGCGAGGATATAAAAATATATTAATTTTAGAAGATGATTTCACATTTACAGTATCAAAAGAAGAATTCCACAGACAATTGACTACTTTTTTTGAATCAAACATACCATTTGATGTTTGTATGATTTCTTATAATTTACGAGAAGGGACAGAAACGTCATATCCTTTTTTAATAAAAGCAAACACATCTTATACAACAAGTGGATACATTGTTAATCAACATTATTATGATGTGCTAATTAATGCATTGGAATGGTCCACTCCTTTACTAGAAAAAACACAAGAACATTGGAACTATGCATGTGATCATATTTATACCATTTTACAAAAACAAGGTACGTGGTATTGTTTACATCCTCGGCTTGGAAAGCAAAAATCAGGATACAGTGATAATTGTGAAAGATATTGTGAATATGACTGCTAAGCGGGGTTCAGCCCCCGCGCGGCTGCCTTTTAGCCATTTAGTGGAGTTCAGCCCCCGCGCGGCTGCCTTTTAGCTAGGTTTAGCCCCCGCGCGGCTGCCTTTTAGCTAGGTTCAGCCCCTGCGCAGTTGACTTTTAGCTAGGTTCAGCCTCCGCGTGGTTGACTTTTAGCTGGGTTCAAGCCCTGTGCGGCTTCTTTTAGAGGAGTTCAGTCCCCGCGCGGCTGCCTTTTAAGAAAACATAAATGTATTTAGAAGAATATACATTTACTAAATAGTAATTATGGTAACAGTTCACGAAGAAAAACAATACCTATCGATCATTGAAAAAATTTTGGTAGATGGAACCAGTGAAGAAGGTCGAAATGGGCAAACGATTTCTACATTTGGTGAAATGATGCGGTTTTCATTAAAAGACGGAACGATTCCTATTTTTACGACCAAAAAAGTAGCATGGAAAACTTGTTTAAAAGAATTACTTTGGTTTATTAGTGGAGATACCAATAATAAAACATTGACCGACCAAGGTGTTCATATATGGGATGAAAATTGCCCGCCAGATACAACTGATTTAGGACCTATCTATGGTCATCAATGGCGTCATTTTAATGCACCTTATAAAACCGATAAAAAAGGGATTGACCAACTTCAATATGTGATTGATAAATTAAAAGATCCTCGTGAGCGATATTCTCGTCGTATTATTATGTCTGCTTGGAACCCGGAACAATTGGATCAGATGGCACTTCCGCCATGTCATATCTTGTGTCAATTTAATGTATCTGGCAATAAATTATCTTGTTCACTTTATCAGCGAAGTGGAGACATGGGGCTTGGTGTTCCGTTTAATGTAGCTTCTTATTCTTTTTTGACCCATTTATTAGCAGCGCATTGTGGACTAGTCGCACATGAATTTGTTCATTTTCTAGGAAATGCTCATATTTATATGAATCATATCGATGCACTTTCAGAACAAATCAAACGTACGCCTTTTTCATTTCCAAGTGTTTCTATTCGTACTGTTCGTGAATCGATTGATGATTATGTACTAGATGATTTTATTGTAAATGACTATACATCACATGAAATTATCAAAATGAAAATGACAAAATAACACAGTTTGCTGCAAAGCCCATTAATTTTAAAGTCAACTTTACCTTAAAATTAATATTTTGTGACGGAGCCGCTCCGACTGAAGCTCAGCTGAAAAAGGCCGTGAGTATATTAGTCTGAAAAAAATGAATTTTTCTTGTTTGATTTTTTTAGTTCTGTCTTTTTTGTTAATGAAGGAGGTAATGACGGAGGAGATTCGTCTTTCTCAGCAAATGTAGTCTTTTTGAATATTGATTTTTTGGCAATGGGAGGTGTAGGTAGAGGAATATCTTTTTCAACTACATCATTCGATTTAAAAATAGATCGTTTTGTTTCTTTAGGAACATCTTTAGTAACATGTATAGGAACATGTATAGGAACATCTATAGGAACATCTATAGGAACATTTATAGGAACATTTTTAGGAACATCTATAGGAACATATATAGAAACATCTATAGGAGGAGGAGAAGTTTTGAGTAATTGTGACATATTCATTACCAAATCAAAACCATCTGTACCAGTTTCTGGTAGTTTTCCAAGCATAATACTAGCAGAAACTCCTTTGGTTGTTT